TCCTCATCTTCCTCATCTTCCTCATCTTCCTCATCTGACTTTTGTGGTTCATCACAGTTCAAGTGTTTGTAGAACTCTAGCGCCTTCGGGTGAGCCTTGAATGAAGCCTTGGTCACGTTCTTGAGGAAGAGGTTGTTGACGTCCTTCACCCTCGACAACGCCACATACGCCTGTCCGTACTCAAACACCCCTCTCAGGTTAATGATGGCCGAGTTGAGCGTCATACCCTGGCTTTTGTGCACGGTGACCGCGTATGCCAACTTGAGTGGGATTTGAAAGATGGTACCGATCAAGTACTTACCATCCTTGACCTCATAGCCATGCCTATGTATGGTCATCTCGATCCTTGAACTACCCACAAGAAACATGACAACTGGCGCGTACTTGATACTTTCCTCTCCTTTGCTATTTATTGTCTTGTATTGGGTAAAGCTCTTGACGACGCCCCTACTCCCATTCACCAGGCCTTGCTCCACAGACATGTTCACGAGCAACATCACCTGAGCCCCCACCGAGAGGCGAAGCTTGGGCTGCGCATTGCACAGCTTCGTGATCATGTACTTGTGGGTATGGGGCTCGTAGTTGTCTAGGTTGTAAGCGATCTTGTACTTGTATTGGTGGACGTCCTCTACTGGTAGTTGCTTCAGTTTTGCATCGTTGATCTCGTTCACATCCACGTTTTCGCACAGGATCCGTGTCGGCTTGATCTCCATGCTTGCTATCTTCTCTTTGGTAGGTACACTCTGGGTGATGTACTCGAAGTCATCATCCGTCATCTCCCCAAATCGGGCTCTATTGAGGCATTCCTGGAACTGCCTGTCCTCTTGCCTCATGATCTTGGTGAGGTGGAAGATCTCGAACTTGCACTCGCGCCAGACCTTACTCTCAAAGCAGAAGTCACCGTTGATGCAGGGCAGTTGCAGGAAGTCCCCCCCGAAAACGAGCTGCATGCCGCCGAACGGCTCGCTGCGCTTGCGCACGCGTTTGGCGATCATGTTGAGCTTATCAAAGAGGTCTGCAGGGAGCATGCTGACCTCGTCCACGACTAGGATGTTGGTGTCGCGCCACTTGTTCTTGAGCTTCTCACGTCTGTTGATCTTCTTCACGAGCTCGTCTTCGGAGTCCTTGCCGAGCCCTATACCCAGATATGAGTGTAGGGTTGTGCCTCTTATGAGCACAGCCGCGGCTCCGGTCATGGCTGTAATGCCAAGGTAGCGGACAGGGTCCATCAGCACGTCTTTGATTGTAAAGAGGTGGTTGATGATGGTCGTCTTACCGGTACCTCCAGGCCCCGTGATCATGACGTTTTTCCCCTTCTTAATGGCGTTGATCGCACTTAATTGATGATTGGTGAATAACATGTTGCTTATTTCTATATATACATGGCAATGCATAAGATTCAAGTTGTGTAGTTTTCATGTGATTTCATGTGATTTCATATTGTCATCGATCCATCACTGACTGCACGAACCAACCCACCACCAACACCACAATCATCGCTAGAAGGATGGTCGTGTATGTAGCTCTGAAGGTGGCCACCACTCCTCCCACCAGGAGCGCCAATATAACGGGCCACCACCTCATGAGGAACGCTCCCCATCCACCCTGTGGTGCCACTATTCCAGGACGAGGACCCCTTGTTGATGATAGCTGCCCACTACCTCCTCTCTCGTATTGGAGCTTCTTACCTATCCCCACGCCTTTCCTCAGACATGCGGTAGGTGTACCCATCTGCTTGCCTGCGGGAGGCGCGCCTGTCCCGCAATACATGTTGTCGGCGATGATGGCCTGGTAGTTGGGGTTGAAGCCTGTCATGTCTGAATTGAGGCCTTGACCAACCCCTTTCCTGAGGCACTCATAGGGCGTGCCGACGCGCCTAGTGCCGACCTCGTACAAATTGTTACCACAATAGATTTGCTGTCTACTCATTTTAACGTAATTTTATATCTTTTGCGCACACAGACTATTAAAAAATTTTGAAAATGCAAATTGTAAAAATATGGTTAAAAAGTAACGACACAACCATGTCAAACCAAACTCACAACCCTGCTTCCCTGTTCCGCATCTCCGGGGCAGTCGTCAAGTCGGCCCAGCTGCCGATCTCTGACGTACCTCGGACCGTGCAGGACAGCTTCAATAGCCCGTGCTGCCTGATGCATCCTTACAAGAAGGATACATCTGATTTTAGGAGCGAGGGCACGCATGTGGCAGCCGATGCTGGTCATAATGACTGCATCGACTATGCGCTCGAGCACGGCTACACGTGGGACTCAATAACCACGGAGATGGCTGCCAAGAAGGGCCATCTCTCTACATTGGCTCACGCTCACCGCAACGGATGTCCTATGACGTCCACATGCATTGATGCCGCCATGGAGGGTGGTCATCTTCAGTGCGTCAAGTACGCAACTCAAAATGGGTGTAATTGGAGCGAGGACTCCTTGATCATGGCCATCAAGACCAATCAGGTCGAGTGCTTCAAATACGGGTACGACAACGGAGCCCCTTACGACGAGGTAGTGATGTATATGTTGTCACCTGGCTTTGAGGACGAGATTATTGACTTCCTCTACACCAAGGGACACAACCATCCCGGTGTAGACAGGAGCCGTAGCGGCCGTCGCCTCAGGGAGCCCAAGCGCTATCAACCAACTCAATAGCTGAGGGGCTAGCGACCTTCGGTCGCCGGCGGGCTTCGCCCGTCCGCCCCGCCCTGCGACCGAAGGTCGCTCGGTCGCTGGCAGCATGCCTATACACCTACCATCTTGGCCTGTTATGTAAACAGACCCATTATGTAAACAGACCCATTACTCTCCAGCTGTGAGCCGGGGATCACTTTGATTCATTACTGAAGAGTAATGAATCCTCAATGCCTCAAATGGTATTAGATACGATGTCGTGAATAAGAGGTCTACCAAACAGCATCCTGTACGTGGTCCAGAACATAGCCGGTACTGTAGATCCCTGGACGAGCCACACATACCAGTTTTCATCAAAACAGTAGTGAAGCGCTACACTCGCACCCACAGAAGACGCAAACGGGATACACGCCATCGCCAACATAATTGCGGCCTTGTAGATCCAGTTCATATGAGAGTGGAGTGTGTGCTCCATTGTTATGAAGCATGGTAGCAGTGTCGACCCTGCCATAGCAGACGCTAGACATGAGGCGTAGCAAGTTGCTGGTGGTGTGAGCATCTTCATCACAATACCGAATTGGATGATGTTTGTCAATGTGAATGTGATCGTAGTTGTTGCACAGTCTTGCATCTTTTATCAACCTCGAGTGTACACAAGTACTCTAAAGTCCTCATGTATCCTACATAGTTACAACCGGCTTACTCAGATTTATTACGGTCGGAGGCATCGGTAGATACACCGTCATAGCTTTGTGTCCAGAGTGTGTTCTCTTTGCATAGTTCGTAGCCTTTATCAAACATATCAATCAGTTCATTATTACTGCTCTCAAAATCGAAGAAGTTAGACTTGAAGTCGAGCTTAATAATATCACAGCTGGTTCTGTCTATCCTATCCTTTGTGACTGTTGAGATAAAGATCTGAAAGACCTTCCACACAAACTCTATGTTGCCAAAATCGTGAGGACTGTACTTGCGCTGAGGATTGTTGGTCATGACGCCGAGGCATTTGTTACTTATCTTCTCTCCGTACTCGACCGCGAAGTTGTCAACAAGGCCTCCGTCAAGATACGCCTTATCTTCATACATGTACGGCTCAAACACGAGCGGGAAGTTGCTGCTCATGTGGATGCCGTTGATGACGGGTAGGTCCGGGTGCGTCTCTGAGGATATGTACTCGCGTTTGTCGTCTGTCAGGTTGTAAGTAGTGAAGAAGAGCTTCCTGCCATGCTTGCATCCCAGCTTCTCAACGGAGCGCATGGTGGGCATGTGACCAACCTTTTCAATGATCAGCTGCTCAAGGCAACTCTTGATAGGTTCAAAGCTCATGAGAGGCTTACCCATGAGGAGCATATTGGAGATGTTGAATTGGACCATCTTTTTGTACACTTTCTCAATACAGAGGTACGTGAGGATCTCTAGCGGTTGATAGCCTATAAGGAGCAGTAATGATAAGATGGCTCCTGACGACGTGCCTATGTAGTTCTTGATGTGTTTGATATGGTCATGGTCTATGAGGTACTGCAGGGCGCCTAATGTCACGATGGCGTTCGTTGAGTTACCAGACAGAACGAGTGTGTCGTAGGGCGACCTTACCGAGCTCCGCTCGGCCGGCGGCGTACGGGCGACGGAAGGCGGGGCAGAGCCCCGCAAGCCCGCCGGCGACCGAAGGTCGCTAGCCGCTCGGTCGCCTTCGTAGCCGCTCCCTTGCTGATCTGCCTTTTCTTCTATATTTTCCATTTTATGCTGGTCACCATTCCCTAACCCCTTGTCATGATCAGGGGCAATCGTCTTCGTCTTCCTCGACTGTGTACGTGGCGGTGAACATGTCGCCGCCTGTCTTACCGTGCTGCGGGCCCGAGTAGTCGTAGACGAAATTCATATGGGTGTACGTCTCTCTCTTAATGAGGTCTTCGTTCACATTCGCTATTTTGCTATCCTTGTAGTCTATGTCCATGGGTTTGATCATCTTCAGGAGTAGTGCCAGCACGAGGATGTTGCACACGGCCATCTTCTGAGATCGGGTGAGGTCGGTTAATGACGTAACGTACTTGTAGAGGAGATAAATCTTGTCCTTCTTTCTGGTCGTGTGCCAGGTCTGCCGCGTGTTCTCAATGCAGTCCTCCAGGCGCGTGAAGTCGTTTACCTCCCAGAGCTTAGAAGCCAGGTCGCGGCGGGCCTTGTCTGAGTAGGTGGCCGGTATGACAAACTCTCCGTAGGGGGCGACGAGGATGTTCTTGTCCTTACGCTTGATGATGTGGATGCCGTGACCAAATGCGATCTTCTGAAGGAACTTCTGTTTGTGTGGTTCGTCCTGGTAGTGTTTGCTACACTCGATAAAGAATGGGAACATGTTCATGGTGTTCATCATTGTTTATGAGTAGGAAATTTGAATTTAACCCCCTAAGGATATTGATCTTAAGTAAAAATGTCTGTTAAACTACCCCTTAGTGGTCTATCCGATCACGACAAGAAACATATAGATACGACATTGACTATCACCTGTGGGAACAACGAAGATATTGATGTATTTGATGTTGTAAAAGGGCCGCCCTCGGGCCGCCATGTGGTTCTTCCTTTCAGTTTTGCACGCTCGTTTGTAAAAAATAGATGTTCCTCTGATGTCAACGACTCTTCGCAGCAACCTTCCGTAGCCCTCAAACAGATTAATGACAGCTCTTCAACATCCTTTACGGGAACCCTTCGACCGCACCAACAGAAGGTTCGCGACGCCGCAATAAAGAGCCTCAACAACACAGGCTCAATCGTGATCTCGGCGGAGCCCGGCTTCGGAAAGACCATCACTTCAATTGAGATGATATGTACCATCAATGAACCCACCATCATCTTTGTGAAACAGGCCCTTATCATGGACCAATGGGTGGATGCCATAGCCAGGAATGCTCCAGACAAGAAGGTGGCCAAGATCACATCTACGAAACCTATCGATCCCGAAGTCGACGTCTATCTCATGAACCCCATCATCCTGAAGAAGCCCATCAACGAGACGAGGTTTATGTTCAACGATTTTGAGCATATCAAACTACTCGTGGTGGATGAATTGCACCAGATCGTGACCAAGGTGCTTCACAAAGCGTTCTTCAAATTTCAACCCGACTACGTCATCGGCCTCTCCGCTACCCCATATCGTCCCAAGATGGACCCCTTTGAGCCAGCTATTGCTTGGTTCTTTGGGAAAAACGTGGTTGGTAGTAAACTCTTCAGGAAACATACGGTGTATTGCATCAAAACCAACTTCACACCCGAGACGCGCATACAGCTTCACAGCGGCCAACTGGATTGGTCTGCCGTGCTGACATCTCAGGCGGAGGACCCGCAGCGCAATCAGATGGTCGTGGATGCAGTGTGTCGCTTCCCAGAAAGAACATGGCTCATTTTGGTCAAGAGGGTTGAGCACGCCAGGACACTGCAGACCCTTTTCAGAAATAAGGGGGTTGACAGTGAGACCATCGTCGGAGCCTCCCGTGAGTTTGACAAGTCTGCCAAGATCCTCATTGGAACAACGCCAAAGATAGGAGTCGGCTTCGACCACTCGCCCATCGACGCTCTCTGTATGGCCGCGGACGTGCTCGAGTACTTTGAGCAATTCCTGGGCAGGTGCATGAGACGAGAGAACGTAGAACCTATCGTGATAGATTTTGAAGACAACTTCAAACCACTCCTCAAACATCTCAGAAGCCGTGTTAAGAAATATAAGGAACACGGAGGTTCAGTGAACAGGCTCTTCCTAGATGAGAGTGCGCCGCGGACGATTCAAGACAAGGAAGCTGTAAACGTACCAAAGACGACCATCAAGTTACCCAGACGCCGCAAAGAGTCCAAATACATAGCGCAAGGATGAATGATCAATTGAGTTACATACCAGTATTACCGTAGTGATAACCTTAATGATAGCCGTAATCCTTAATGATAGCCGTACCTTAATGATAGCCGTACCTTAATGATAGCCGTACCTTAATGATAGCCGTACCTTAATGATAGCCGTACCTTAATGATAGCCGTACCTTAATGATAGCCGTACCTTAATGATAGCCGTAGTGATATTTCATTACTCTTAAGAGTAATGAAGCAATTTACGCCTCAATAGAAACGGGGGCTGCAATAGCCTTCTCTTTTGCGGTCTGGTAACGTTCGTTCAATTTGTCATCGTCTTTGTTGGCAGCCCACATGATTGCGATGTTGGAGAGCATGATCTTGGGATTCTTGTCGCGCTCCTCCTTGCAGAAGTAGAGGTACTTACTCTTGAGATGGTTGTCGTTCTTGGTCTCTTTCTTCTGCATGGCATCCTTCTCGATGTGGTAGCGCTTCCTGTCGGTCTCTGCCAACTCGGCGATCCTCTTCTTCATTTCAGGATCGGGGACCTGCTTGAATTGCTTCCACCGGCGGCCAAGCTCGCACGTGACATCATGGATGTCGATCTTGCACTCTTTCCCGTCCTCACCCAGTTCCCTGCGCATCTCCTCCTGAATGATAGGGCGCACCTCCTCGCAGAAGAAGATGTACTCACTCTTGGGGCGCGGGGGGTGGCTGGGCTTGTCGGTCTTCTTGATAGCACTCTTGAGTTTGTTGAGGTTTGACTTGGTCTTCCACTCATCAATCAACTCCGGGGTTGCGAACGCGCTAGCGTTCAGGAAAGCAACGACAAACTTGTTCACGTTGTGATAATGGGCGTTCTCCTCTTTCACCATTTAGTCTTTGTATAGTGGTTGATATTTCTTAAGCCATTGTAAATCCGTTTGTCATTAACCTGTTAAATTACACAATAATTTCATAGTCACTTATCAGAAAGATGTATTATTTTCCAGGAAGTAAAAAAACAAGTGAAAATGACATATATGTACATGGGAGAGATCGCCGACGAGGACTACGGGGCGGAGCCCCGCCCTGCGACCGAAGGTCGCTCCATAGCGCTAGAGCGCATAGATCACAACTCACGCACCCTCCTCCTCGCGTTCCTAGTCATGCTCATCGTGTTTGGCCTCCTATTCGTGGTAGAGATCTATTGGGCTTGGTCTCTTCTCATTGGCTTTATTGCAGGAGCCCTATTCTGGTACTTCTGTACAATCTGACTATAACAATTAGAGCGCAACATGATCAAACATCTGTCCAATTTAAGTTACAATGAACCACTGATATAGGATGTTCTGAAGGGGTTTAATGGTTTAACGGGGCGTATGCGAAAACAAAAGATGGAATTTGATGCCCTCACAGAGTTTTTCTCATCCCTCAAATACGCCAAGCGCCGCTACCCCATGATCGTTACCTACACCAACAGACATTTGAACAAGATCTCGTCTGATACCGACAAGGCCGAGGAGGTCGAACATTTCAAACGTTTCCTCGTCGCCAATCAGAACCTGGCCGACAAGAAGATGTCTTCCCCTGACTTCAAGACCGGAAAGACGTCCATCACTTTGGCCATGGACAACTTCTCCGACAACGACATCTTCTGGGAGAACATCCTGAAGGTTGAACAGGTCATGTTCCCTGATGGTAAGCCTGCTGAGATGATGCCTGCCAGTGGGGCCACTGGTCTTACTGGGGCGATGGCAGCGTTCGAGAACAACCCCATCATGTCTGATGTGATTCAGCAGGTCAAGACCATGGGCGATCTGGAAGACATCAGCGACATCAATGCCCTCATGTCCAAGCCCGGGTTCCAGCAGATGGTCAGCAACATCAAGAATAACCTCCAGACAGGCAAATACAGTATCAAGGACCTCACCGGCACCGTCGCCAGCGTCATCGGCAGTGTCCAGAACGAGCTCGACGACGAGACGAAGAGCACCCTAAAGGTCGTGACCGACACCATGGGGGCTGTCGAGCGCAACGAGGCAGTCGACATCAACAACCTCATGAACATGGTCAGTGGCCTCAAGCTCGACAACCTTGGTAAGCCATATATTGATTGACAATTTGGATCTAATTATTCAGGAGGAATCATGAGCTATAAAAAACCCAGGTATACTAAAATGTACGCCAGAGCCAACGAACTCTATCAACAACCCATTGAGGTCAAAGTAACGACAACTACACAGGGATCTTCATACGACCCGGACGCGTTTGGACCTGCCTTTTGGTTCACGTTCCATAATGCCACCACAACGTATCCCAACAGACCAACTATCTTTGTTCAAGACGGTATGAAGAAGATCATCGGCAACATGCCACTCCTTATCCCGTGCCTCGCCTGTAAGGAACACTTCTTTGCGTTTTTGAAGACGGTCGACTTAGACCAAGCCACATCATCACGGGAGAACCTCTTCAAGTTCTTTGTCGATGCCCATAATTACGTAAACAGACGTTTCATGAAGCCAGAGATGTCACTATCTGACGCAAAGAAGATGTATGGCTTCGACAAACCAGGAGTCGGCTCAATGGTCCGTATCACGTATTCGTAAGGCGACACATCGTTTGTTTGAAAAATACTCGTTTGGTAACCCCGAGAGGTTACAAAACCCTAGCGCTTGCAGTCGGCGACCACTTCCATTTATGATGAATTTATGATCTTGACGGTTACACCCTTCTTCATGGTGCCCCAGTCGCCTGCACGACTCATATCCACAAGACTGAGTTGGTCCTTATCGTTCAGGGCCAGCACGGTGATCTGCTTCACATTGGTAACATTCTTGATGGCGTTGGCGATGCTATTCTCGACCTCAGCAGCAGACATCATCTTGAGAGGCTTCGGGATAGGACATGATCCACCCTTGCACTCCTTCTTCTTGGGTATGGTCACATTATATTCCTTCAAAACCTTGGTGAGCTCAGCGCTCTCGCCGTTGTATGGAACGATCAATATACTCATTTTGTCTTTGTTGGTCTATACATAACCCTCTTCAAAAGATCTATTCCTGTTTGGTCTTTACTTCTCTCCTCAGGATTTCCCCTTCTTCTGTTTGGATGATGAGGGTCTTGTCAAGACCAAGCGCCTCTGGTCCCAGATCTTCCTGTTCATACAAGAGGAATGGTTTGGCATCGTCCATGTAACACTCCTCGTAGTTATCGTCCACTACAGCTATAACCTCATCTTCACGCTTCTTGACGATCAGCTTAACCTTCTCCCCATCAATATAGTGAGTCAGTAGAAACCTGTCATTGCCGAGGGGGATTGCGGTCTTGTGCCACCACTGCTCCAGTTTGGTGACCTTCTTTTTGTATAATTCCATGGCTAACATCTTGATGAAGAAGATGGCCCATACGGTGGCGGTATACCAACTACGGGTGATGTCATGAAGAGCCACAAAAGCGTCAATATGGTCCTTCAATAGTGGCCAGTAGATGTCCTTCACGGCAAAGAGGTTGATCAATGTAAATAGGTAGAAAATCATAGTCACGAACATTTTCTATTACCGTGGTGGTGTTAAATCATTTATCTAAGTCTATGTTATGAGGTCTGATGGCTCATATCAGATCATCAACTCAATAGGAGGTGCAGATGGATAGGGTTGCTCATATTGATCTTTAGATCTTGGACCTCTCAGGGATCGTCTAACAGTTGCTGTTCGTTCCGGCCTCAATGGTCCTGACGTACCCCATAGTTGATGTTCGTTGGTGGCACCTGACATGCTGTCCATGCGTCTGTGTCGTTGGTATGTTCTGGGTGGAACTAATGGTTGTTGATCTGGTACAACGGACTCTGTTGTAGGTCGTGTCGATGTTGGTCTCAAGACAGTGATGATCTCCGGTTTACTCTGATGAGGTAACCTCTCATGTACTAGTGCTATGATCTCGGGGTCGTCTGTTCGCTCGTATACCAAGTCAAAGAAGGTTAGACCACCATAGAAGGTCTTGAACCAATTGACCTTGCCTCTAGCAACGATCTCCTTTACGAGGACCTTATCATTCAGATTATCAGCGAGCAGCTCCGTGAAGTCGCAGTACTTGTACATGAGGTCCACTATCCACTTGTACTTATCAACAGAGTTTATGCTAGAGGGGGTAGTGAGGAAGGTGAAGACGTTCTTGACGTTGATATCACGCTCGTGGAGGTTCTTGAGAATGTCGATCGCCGCCTCTTCCGTCGCACAGGTAAGCAGCGCCTCCTCGTCTGTGTTGAAGATAGGGTGTTGACATAGTGGACACTGGGGCTTGTAGATACCGTCTATACATGAGGCATGGAAGACGTGCTTGCATAGGAGCTTGCGCCCAGGACCCATACGTCTGGAGCCTATCCTCAGATCAATGATCTTGATCTTACTCAAACAAATAGAACAGGTTGGTTGGAGCTTCATTTTATAACATCAGGTTATAAATTTAGGTCAGTTGGAAATAGATATGGACATGATCAACAAGTTCTGTATGTTATGAGTTAACGATTTATGTGGGTATCAGAAAATGAACTTGGAAAATATCATAGTGTGTGCGATATGTCTTGTCGCCATCGCCATTGTGGGTTACTTCATGTACACCAAGGTTACAGCTCAGAACCAGGAGATGTTCAAGCTCTCCAAGCGTTGCGAGGCAATTGAGATGATGTTCGCCAGACCCCCTCCTCCCGATGACCTTCAGGCCATGTATAGACCCAAGTACGTAGCCGAAAAACCTGTCAGCGATCATCCTCAACAACCTCATGATCAAGGATCATATGAACAGCCATACGACAGACCCTCTCCACGATCCCCTCCGTGCGAGTCGGCCATGTGCGACCTGGAGCCGCTCCGCATCGACACAAACGAAGATGAACTGGAGAATATCGTCAACGCTGAACTGATCAAAGTCATCGAAGAGGGCAAGGCGTCACCGAAGAGGAAACGAACAACGAAGAGCAGTGCACGACCTTGCGGGGCTACGGAGGCGACCTTCGGTCGCAGCGACCGAGCGGCTCCGCCGGCCGAGCTCCGCTCGGTAAGGTCGCCGGCGGCCGAGCTCCGCTCGGCAGGTCGCTCGCTTACTGAGTGACGTAAAAAAGAGTATTTATAGATTAATGACTTCATCAATTACTCATTAGATGACTGTGGGTTTAAAGGGCTCTAAAGATCACTCCTGTGAGTAAAAACATGTTGTTGTATTCTAAATTGTATGACTTGCTAACAGGCCGAAGTACGAGTGGTGGCAGACCCGCCCTCAGATGTACGGTGAAGGAGCTCTACGGCCGGAACGACAAGCTACGCTACGTACATTTCAATACGGAGAACGGCACACCATGCCTCCTCTACATACCGTCAAAGCACGAGATCAAGATGGACACAAGGAAATTTCTATCCTTGTCAAGATGGAGGGACAATGAAGTTAATTTTGAGGCTGTTCTGGCCGCTGACCCAGACGTGTCCATTGTTAAGGAGGTGCATGCCACGTCGACACCCCAAGGCCTTGTCGATCTTATCAAGCGCCTCGAGCCGTCCCTCAAGTCCATCCCATACAAGATAGGAATCATCTCCGAGGAGTACTTGATTGTGCTTGACGAAGACGGGGAGATTGACATCTTCTATGCAAACGGGCCGAAGGAGACCAAGCTGTTTGTTGTCCTTGATCTTGGGACACTGCTCTTCAAGAACGTCATACCTGAGTTGGAGAGGGTTCATAAAAACGTGGTCAAGCTCATTCAGGACTCAACTGATAGGTACTGGGACTCATTGCTTGAGCTCCTCAAGAAGTGCCACCAGATGAAGATTGTTACCAAAGGTAAGCAAAACCTGAGCGGAATGGGTTTGATAGATCAAAGTATGAAGGTAGGTATGTCTCACAAAGCCATCAAGTTGGCTCTCGAGTGTTGCTTCGACGACCCATAAAGATATTGAGTTAAAGAGCTTGAGTTAAAGATAACCATAATAAAGACAACTTGTAATTAACCATGTCAACCTTGAATTTATTAACCCCTCCTAACACCCCAGAAGAGTGTGCCGCACCTCTGTTCCCTATCGATCTTGAGCTAGTCACTTTTGGCTCATACCAAGATATAGAGTTCAGGGGGCGCAAGACCAAAGAAGACATCAAGGTGAAGGTCACTGACCTCATTGCCAAATTCAAACTAAACACGGCATATATAAGGACAGTAAACCAATATCTAGTTGTACACTCTCTACGGGACATCTATAGATACGACTTCAACCACAACGTTGGACAGGAGCTGTACGGCCCAGACTTTGACCTTTTCTCAGATTACGCCCAGACGCATGAACTGTACATCAGATACAAAGGTCTAGATATATTAGCTCATAACGTGCCCAAGCTGGCACCATTCCGAGACTGGCTCGAGAGCATGATGGACGTAGATCTCCATTGTTATGAGGACATAGATTACGATCTGTTAGGCTTGTAAGTTCTTATTGCGGTAGCCGAAGGTCCAACCATCAAAATTTATAACCACTAGTGGTTATAAAGTGTCGCTGTGAAGTCCATAGTCTGTCCGCTGCGGGGCTAGCGACCTTCGGTCGCTCCTAACTGTCCTTGTTGATCTTGATCTTCTGTTCCTGTACCACGTCGCTGGTCTTGTTGAGGAGCTGCATGGTGAAGTCCTCGTCGTCGATACCTCGCGAGTAGAGCATGTCACGCACGCGCTGCTCATGTTCCTTCTTGCTGAGGTTGATCTTCTTCTCGTGGCTCGCCAGCGTGATGTACGTGTTGTCGTCGACGCGAATACCCGGCTCGTTTAGTTCGTTAAGGTAGTTTTGGATCTCTTTTACCAACTCTTTTTCCTGCTTTCGTAGTCCATTTATCATCACTTGGTAGTCCTTGATCTTGGCCTTGGTCTGAATCAGGGCTTTGATCGTCGCTTGTGTTGTCGTCATCTTTTGAGTACTCCTCCAGTGACTTTAAACCGTATGCATCGATGTAGATCTGGCGTTCATTTTCCTCAAGCATGTCAGGATGTAGGCCGTCACGCAACATCAACCTTATTTGAGCAGCGACCTCCATATTGATGGTGTGAGGGTTAGGATCATTGGCCTTGTCGTATAAGCTCTGGGCCATCTTCTGATATCGATACAGTTTGTCGGGGTCCATACGCTTGATAGTCTCTTCAATTGCGGCGTCATTCCAGAGCGACTGATCATTGATTTGGCTATTCATTTTTGTATACCCTAAGATACTACTTAACCCATTCTGTTAATTTAACCCCGAAGGGTTAAATTTAGATGGAGGGAAGTCCTCCTGCGACCGTGCGCTGTTGGCCTAATAATAAAAAGTACCGCATCCCAGTTTATTCTGAATCGTCAGAGTCGTCCTTGATAACCTTCTTTGTGGTCTTCTTGGTGTCCTTCTTGTCGTCATCGGAATCAGAGTCAGAGTCATACAGCTTACTATTTGACTTCTTCTTGTCAGCTGACTTGTTCCTGAGGCGAGCAGGCATGATGATGTTGCGCTTGACCTTGTACTCGCTGAACTCGCTTATCACGGCCTCAGCCAGCTTCACCTGTAGGTAAGGCTCCGTTCCCACGAAGACACTGTCAATCACGAGCATGGCTGTGGCTTTACAGTTGAACTCCTTCTTCTCAAGCGTCTCTACGGTCTCGTCCTGGTCGAGGTCCCTGACGCCCTCTTCTTCGTTGTCGTCTAATATGTGGAACTTGGTCTTCATGAAATTGTTGGCTGTGACGACTTTGGAGTAGACGTAGACCGAGTCGATGCCGTTCTCCTGCTCCTTCCTCTTGATGATCTCCATGCCATCGACGTTGATGAGCCACTTCTTCTTGTCGCGCTGCTTACCGAGGGCATTGATCATATCGGATTCCTTCATGAGCTCCTTGACTTTTTCAGTGATGTCCTCCAACATCTTGATGGTCTCGTCTTCGACCTTGATGTCCTCGGCATCCTCTTCACTGATATCCTCACCTTTGGCTATGGCCTCGCGAAGCTTCCTGTTCACCATGACAAAACACATCTTGGGGGGAGACGTATCTTCGCGAGCCATCTCAGGATTGGCAGCACCGAGATTGGCCTTCATACCATAGCGTGAGATACCGTACGAGAATAGCTCGGATGTCTGAATCTTGAGTTTGTCCTGTTTTTCCTTTCCATTTTTGCTATATTTGTACTTGATGTTGAGCCAGATACCTTTCTGCCCGGGGGCAGGGGCGTACTTGGGTAAATCAAGGACGATGTTTTCTACATTGAGTTTGTGAAATGCGGGGTCTTGTTCAGCGGAGATAACGTTGACTATTTGGTTAGACATGATTGCTTTATTCTTTTCTATCATCATTACTATTCATAATTCAATTTTTTTGAGTATATCCTTCTTTACAATCAACTCGCGATGGTCACCGGGCAGCGACCGAGCGGCCCCGCAAGCCCGTTAGGGGGTTAGAGATCTAACTCTTGATGAAAAATGGTTAAAACGATTTCTATCAAGGAATTGAACATAGACTCCATCAGACCAAATGCCGAGAGCCTCAAATCCAACCTGGGAGGATCCAAGATCACCATCATTGGCAAACCCGGCTCAGGCAAGTCCGTTTTGATCAAGCATCTTCTGTACGCCAAGAAGCACGTCATCCCTACTGGCCTCGTCATCTCAGGTTCCGAGGACAGCAACAAGTTCTATTCACGTCTCTTTCCAGACCTCTTCATCTACGAGAAGTACAAGAAGGACGTGGTCGCAGACTTCATCAAACGTCAGAAGCTCGCCAAAGAACATCTACCCAACGCCTGGGCAGTGCTTGTGATGGACGACTGTATGGACGACGTCAAGATTTTCAACGACCCCTTGCTCCAGGGACTCTTCAAGAACGGGCGGCACTGGAACATGTTGGCCATCTTCGCAAACCAATATGTGTTTGACTTCAAACCCAACATCAGAACCAACATAGACGGTGTGTTCATCTTCAGGGATCCCAATCAGGCCAACCGCGAAAAGATCTACAAGAACTTCGCCAGCATCATCCCCTCATACGCCATCTTCTGCCAGCTCATGAACGAACTCACCACCGACTACACGTGTATCTACATCAACAACCAGATCCAGAGCAACGAGTGGACCGACGCCGTCTTCTATTTCAAGGCAGACCAAGTCCCGGACTTCAGGTTTGGATGCGACGACTACCTCCAGTTCGCAGATATGCGCCAGCGTGACGAAGAGTAAACATATATCTAATCATGTCATAACCCCTGAGGGTTACGACTAACTTACAAATCTAAACTTACTATCAAATCTAACTACTAAGGCACATATGGTACATCTGAGTATTCTTGATTACAGGTATGGGTTGATTTTTACTCCCTCGGTTCCGCTGTCTTCATCTTCGTCTTCGTCATTGTCATTGACTGGAAACTGACTGCACGTCTTGTGAGACCAGTACTTACCTTTCTGGAGCTCACCCCATTGCATGATGAAGTGCTGTCTGACGGCGCTCCTGGTCGGGGTGATGTAGTTGGGGCATTCCTCCCTGAACCACTCCTTGAAGTGAGAGTAGAGTGTGGCAGGAGTGAGCCTGGAATCCGGCTTCGCGAAGATGCATTGCTCCTCAAACCGCTTGTAGATGTCGTTCTCCTGCCTGTATGTGTCAGTAGCCACCTTGACCTTCTCAGGCTCCACGGGCTCTAGTTTCCTGATGGTGCGCCATCTCTGAATGAGGTACCAGGCCAGCGGCTGCGCCATCCTCGGAATCTTGTTTGTGAAGTTCTTGTCCATGGGGAAGATCTTCTGATTGATCTGTTCTTCAACGTCTTGGGGGCACTCATTCTCAGGTTTGAAGGTGCTCTCAAAGGGGATGACACGGATCCTGTTCCACGTCGCTTTGTCTGCGTCCTTGATGGCTGGAAGCTTGTTGCAAATCATATGCAACTTGAACAGAGGCTGGATCTCCCTAGTCTCCTTACCCTTCTGAAACAGGTCACGGGCCCAGTACGAGTCGTTGCCAGTCAGAGCCTTGAGCGTACCTGAGCTGATCATCTCGTCGGCGTTGGGCTCGTCCATGACAGCCCACCTCACACCATCACCAGCGCGAGCCATCTCAGGATTGGCAGCACCGAGATTGGCCTTCTTACCCGTGAGGAGAGATGTACTGAACTTGACGGCCAGCTTACCGAGCATCTTCTCAAAGAAGGTCTGCGTGACCGTCTTGCCGTTGTTGCCCTCGCCGGTCCAGAACAGGATGACCTTGTGGTGGTTGCCTCCCACAAAGACATGGCATGCCTGGTCCAGAAAGTAGTCGCGGACCTCATGGTCTGGGAAGACCTTCTGAAAGAAGTCGTCTACCTCCATCACATCTGGGTGGTCAAATGAGCCGTAGTCTGTGTATTCAATAGGTAGCGCCACTGAGATGTAGTCCTCTGGGTTACCGTCTCTGAAGTTGTCGTTCTCAAAGTCGTAGACGCCGTTCTTGAAGGCGACCAAGTATGGATTCTTGTTTAGGAGGTTGTGGAAATCAGGGTTATAGAACACCTCTTGCGACTCTACCATCACAGCGTTCTTGAAAGGTGTTGCTTTACACTGTCTGACGAGGTTGTTGATCGTCTTGAGCTTCTTCTCACAGTCCTTCTTCTCAGGGTCGTCTCCGTCCAGGTCTTCTAGCGTGCTGTAGATGTCGCGACGCTTAGACTTGAGCTGCTTGATGATGATGCCGTTTTCGTCAGATATGCGTTCGCGGAGCCTGGTGCCTCTGTCTAGGGGCTTCCAGATATGGTCCTTGTACTGGTACCATTCCTTGTTGCTGATTGAGGTACACACAAACTCGTTGTCGTACTCGTTGTTCAAGATTTTGGCAACGTCGGTGTGGCATCCGTTGACGGCCTCGATGACCAGGTGTTCGGTCTTATCTTCTATCATCTTCTCATATTCTTCGGGGCTGTCCAGCTTGGCGTAGAACTTGAGCGTGGCGATCGTGAGACTACTGGGGCGCATCTTCTGCCAGAGGGACAGGCACTCGCTCTCGTCGAACTTATCGCTCTGCTCGGAAAACTCGAGCCACTGCGAGAAGCCGTCGTCGTCACCACCGCTGATCTGCCAAAGACAGAACCCGACGCGCAGCCAGGTAGAGCGGTCATCGGCGCGTGAGGAGTTCAACATTTGGATGAGCTGCTGTGCATCCTGGAGCTGCTTCTCAACAGAGTCATTGTCGTATTGCTTCCTCTTCGTTTTGACCATCTCAAAGGTCTTCATAAGGGGAGTGGTTACACTGGGTTTGGGGTTGTAGAAGTAGTGATCTGCTCTGTCGTAAAGGAAGATGGAGAGGATGCGGGGCAGCATAGCCTTCACGTTGCCTTCACATTTGACGTCATCTTTTGTCTCACCTAAGTACCTGCTACAAACGTAGTCGCTCAGCCCTTCCTCAAGGCTGACCTCCTCCGCATCTTTAAGGAAGCACTTGGTTGCTTTGTATGGGGCATTGTTTTGTTTCCTAGAGCCGTAAAGGAGCCAGTGGACGTTGATGGAATTGGTGTCTAGGAAGTCCTTGGCGCCGATGTTGTCGAACAGGCCGTTGATGCGCTCCTGCACCTTGGGGATGATGTAGACCTCTAGCACCTTCTTATCAAGGAACAGTTTGGGGAAGTGGAGATGGAAGCCGTTCTTTATGTACTTCTCTCCGCATATATCGGTCTCATAGGGCTTCTTCTCAAGTAGCACGCACGTGTATGCGCTGTCTCGCTTGTCAGCATCTACGTTTGCGAAGTCTACAACCTCATGGATTGCCTGTTGGTACGCACTGACGATCTCTACGACCTGATCATCGGTGTAGAGGTGGCGCTTCTCCTCGTCCTTAGAGAGGACTGACTTCTTGACTCTGAGGTCAATATCAACCAGGATGGGTGTCTCCTTGCCTGGGTTTTCAGCGAGATACATAAGCTTCTTTTGAGACAAGTTGACATTGTATATCTGCCAGAAGTCCTTCATCTTTAACCCGAAGGCATAGGTGCCTCTTGGGGTGCCCATTGACACATGTGTATGGGCGGGGTCATTGGGTGCTTTCATTTCCCGTAGGAACTCATTGAGGGACATGGCGTGATGATTCTTAGTATTACTCATCCTTTTAATATATTAGATTGTTCGTCAATAAATCTATTCAAATTTTGCCACGAAATGGTTGATTTTTCATTATCTGATAGATAATGAACACTAGTTATAATACCGAAGGTACCGAGCTTGCGGGGCGGACGGGCGACGGAAGGCGGGGCAGAGCCCCGCAAGCCCGCCGGCGACCGAAGGTCGCTAGCCCCGCCTTCCGTCGCTCGCCTTCGTAGATCATATCATCTTGAGGATGGTCTTGACCTTCTCAATCAGGGCTATGTGGTCATCAGAGGACACGCCGTTGTTCTTGTGTGTCTTGACGCCCGCGTCCCCGAGCTCCTTCACGACGTCGACGCCTCCATTTGCGACCGGTGAACTGAATACCTCTTCTACCATCAGATTGTTACCACCGTCAGCCGATCGCTTCGGTCGCTCGACATAAGACTTGACTCTATTCAGGTGCTTAGCATAGTTCTTGCGGAGGCATCTGATAACGACATACCCGGCCCCCCTGAGATGAACGGGCAGCGCCGACCGAGCTTCAGAATGGAGTTCACTGGGTGCAGGTAATCTAACGAGGTTAACTACCTCCTCGCACCCTGAGTTTGGCGCTACCTTGCTGGTCACCTCTGCGACGCGCTCGCTCACGATCTCTTCAATGAGGAAGGTGAGGTTGTCCGTCTTCCGGGACAGCGCGTCGAGCTGTCTAGACGTTCTGTTGAGCTTGATCTGGGTAGAGGTTTCCTCTACCGATTTGGTGAGAACGAGCATGTGCGCTACGCGCCCCAGCTTGATAAAGAAGGCCCTGAAGATTTTGTTGCAGATGATGCACAGATCTTTGAGACAGTGCCCTTTCACCATGTACATACTCTCTGGGTTAGTCTCCAAAGAGAGCTTGTAGTCGGCGTCTTTGTGGAACATGGTGAAGAGGATATGCTGATATAATTGATTGAGATTGAGGTTGGTATCCTGAATGAGCCAAGTCTCGATGAATGGTTCATCAAGGAGGAACCACGACTCGTCAAAGTCTGGTTGCCAGAATAGCTTCAGAAATTGGATGTCGTGGTCCTTGAACTTGAAGGTCTCCTGCATGTACTGCTCATTGAGGTACACGAGCTTGAGGGGGTTGTTTAACAATTGACTTACGGTCTGATACATTTTCTCTCACCTTATAGATCGGCTGTCTTTAATTCGTCCTAGTAATCGTCTTATCGTAAAAATTTAACCCCGAAGAGTTAAATTTCAAGTCCGATGATCTGGACGGTGGCCTAATTAAAATAGTGGGTGGACATCACTTGGTCTTACATTTCCCTCATACGACGTTCTCGCTCTGCGTCCTTGTCCTTCTTCTCATACTCTGCAATGAGTTGATTGAGGTAAGATGGCTTCTGCATCGCCAGGATGTCTCTAATCCTGAGACGGTCAGTTTGGCGACGACGCCCTGCCCTCACCGACTCACTAAAGTGCATGTGAATCTCTTTGAGCATCTTGTCCTGCTTGGGCGACATTGATGGGTCAGCAAGGTTCTTCTTGATGTATCTGATTTGGTACTTCTGGAAGAGGTCCTCGACGACCACGCGCCAGATGTAGTTGAGCAGGGGCTCTGCGTTGAAGTCGTACATATCGCAGAAGTCTATCAACATCTGGTTGGTTTGAGCGGTGGTCTGTTGGTTGGTTCCTTGGCCTAGATGAATGAGGGTGTTCTGGTACTCAAGTTCAAGGAACCTGAACCTGATGCTTGATGTGTTGCCCCTGAGGCCAAAGTAGTACTTGTAACGGTTGGTCAAGATCTTGAAATGCTTGTCGTCGCGACCCTGCTCGCTCTGGATGGCGATGAAGCCCTGAATGCGCTTGATATCGATGTTGTCGAGCGCCTGTAGCATCTCCCTCATATCCTCAAAGAACAGCTCCTGAGGCTTTGGAACCATGAAACCATCCAACACAACGTCTTCAGTAAGAGACAGGTTGTTGTCCTTGTCAAAGACGCCAATATTGAAGAATCGGGGCGAGTTTGTGAGGCAGACGATGCGCTCCTCTTTGCAGGGTTCGATCAAGAACATGTACTTCTTGGATTTGTCGAGGTTGGCCTCGTAGATTTTGTTCAAGTACTCCCTCGCAACCTTCTTCTTCTCTTCAAAGGACTCCTCTTCATCCTCAAAGAACTCTTCGTCGCTGAGGGCTCTGATGTTCTCCCGGACTGCGTGGGCAAAGTGAAGACCAAATGTGGTCGTCTTTGCTGCCCATTTGCTGTTGAAGGCGTCCAGGCGTCGGTTTGTGGAGGTGTACCATTTTCCGCCGATGTTGAACACTCTGAGTAGGGTACCCTCGTGCGCCTCAAAGAACCTACACTTCTCAAACTCGAGCCCCTCATAGTTGGTCTGGGTGAGCTCGATAGAGTAAGGGTAGCCCTCGAAGAAGAGCTCGTCGCCATTAAAGACGTAGCTCTTGACGTTGGTGCTGTGAGGTATGCATCGCTGGTCTCTGTACTCTGCGGAGTACAACTCGACGGATGGTCGCTCCTTATCCACGTCTGGTTGCTTCTTCATCAGCTGCTGTTGAACGATCTGCTTGGTGATCTTCTTAGAAGTGGTTGCTGACATATTTGTAGCAATAGTGTTGTTGGACGTAGTCATTTTGTCTATTACTTTATGCTCATAAATGTGTTTATTAGATATTCAACTCTGGAGCAATCAAATTTTTCGCCTGATCAAGCACACCCAATGCATCTACCTCCCTCACGATCGAAACAGGCACAATCACCTTTTCAAGGTTGATGAGGTTGACGTCCCCGGGGATGAGCAGCTCTGCCGAAGACGGGTCTATGTCTTCGATCTCGTCTTCCTCGATGTTCGCGAAATAGGTGATGCCCTGTTTGCCTGTGATCATGCTGGTGAGGCAGTGGCCGTGGGGGCCGAACACAAAGCCGTTGTTCACGACGCTGTTAAGCGTCCAGGTGTCGTATTGGGAAAGCAAGTGAGGTGAGAACAACATCTGGATAGGTTTGAGTGGGTTGTGGACCGGGTCACCCCTGTCTGTGCTGAGTCTGAAATAGACGCCTGCCGCCTCAAAATTTCTTGAGCATGCATTGTTTGTGTACTTGCTTGTGCATGGTTTGCCAAGTGTGATGTCTCTGGGTGCCACCGAGTAGCGATTGTGATGTTGACCTTCATTACATACGTGCCACTGAGAGCGGCCGCGCTGGTCGAGGACGCGGCCAATCCCCAAGATGTTCTTGAGGGCGAGAGGTGTGGTCGCGTGAACGACAGCGCGGACGGAACGGATGGCGCTACGAAGGCGACCTTTGGTCGCTGCGGTGCCGGTGCTAATTGACATTTTTACTTGTTACATTAGATATTTACAGATATATTCATAATGTCTTACAACAGAACTGAGCAATTTCAATTTTTCACGATTGGTCTGACCCGACAACGGCGTGTCTTCGCCGATATATAGCTCATCGACAGGGTATGGTGAGACGTCAGCTTTGATAAGGGATCCAAAGTGCCTCAGAAGGCGGTCGTAGAAGGCGATCTCTGTTTCAAAGAGCTCGGAGTTGTTTCGAACCCAGACGCAGAGATGTGAAGGCACGTACAGTTCACAGCAGTCGCAGAACGCATGTGATGTCTTCAGGATAACGGATTGTTTGGGCTTGTACGTCTCAATGTACGGCCTCAATGGTTCAAAGAAACCTTCAAGATTGTCAGTCTTTAGTTTACACTTCAGATTCCTGATCACCTCAATGAGCCTGTCCATTGAGTTGATGTGTGATGCCAGGAACGTTGAGTACTCGGCCAGCGAGCGTTCGTCACCGATGTCGATTTCATCAGTTGCCAAACGTGTTAAGTACATAGTATTTACTTTACCCCATATTTTTGGAGGCAAATTTCAACTTATAAGTACATGAAGTCAGCCATGATAAGCTTGCAAACAAAGACCTTAAGGAACGCATGTGGGCTAAAGGCAACCATCCTTTCAGAAAATGTTAGCCATTTCATATCCCTCCAAGCAATCAAACTCAAACTCAAATGAACGTCGCGTCATCCTCATCGGGTTCGACAACGATCACGTCAAGGCAATCCTGGCCGAAGAGGACGTCACCAAGCTCGTCATCTTCGACGACACCGACACCGCCCGCGTCAAGTTCGAGAAGGTCTATCCTGTCTACAGGGATAGGATCACCCTCTACGAAGGTGACATCGAGAGCAACATCAATGGATATTTTCAATTACGTGAAAAGGAAGGCATCACTCCTGAGATGCACAGAGTTGAAGTTCATAATGACCACTTGCCGATCTTCAATTGAGTCTCCCCCCAACATGCTTTCGTAACCCTTGTGGGTTACGAATTTTAATCACCAATACAAAATGGCATGTTCTAAGATTCAATTATGGGATTGGAAAAAAGGTGGTCAAACCAATATCAATCTGGGCGGTGGTGCTCAGATCCCAATGAACTACTTCTCATGCGGTACCTACTACTTTGACGGCGAGTACCAGGTCGTCAAGTTCCCCAAAGGTATGCAGCTCTACCACGGCTCAGGAGCCCTCGCCAATGCCAACGTCGAGTTCCCAGCCGGTATCGACTTCTACAAGCCACACAGGATGGGCGCACCTTCGGGCGTCAATAAAAGTGATCTCATGAAAGACGTCGTAGACCAACCCAGTCAGAGCGTCGCATTTGAGACGACCAAGTTCTTCAAGGTGTCACCCGGTTGGTTCGGAACACCCGAGACTGCGGAGACGTACTCGCTCCAGAACCCCAACTTTGCAAAGACGTGCGGCAACAAGTGCGTCAACGTCTACGAATTGAAGGAAGACTGTATCTTCTTTCTCCTAGACAACAACTTCAATATCTGGCGCCTCCTCAACGACCCCAATGTACCAAACAAGAACAAGGAGCAGCTACGCTTCATGTTCGACCTGGAGAACCTTGAGGCAGACTACTCAGAGAACGAGTTTGGCAACATTAGCATCAAACGTAAGAAGCGTCGATCCTATAGAGACATCGACCTACCCTTCACAGACTGGCTCTGCACCTACATCCCCAAAGACTACGCTGGCTACGCATCCAACACACCAGTTGAAAATAAACAGATGTACTTTCACCTAGAGTTCATGTTCTGCAACCCCCTCAAATGGCTCAAGAGGAACTTGACAAACCCTTTAGACTGGCAACACGCCAACCTGAAGGACGCACCTGTTGAGATAGCCCAGCTTCTTGACCAGATGGCACTCTACAAGTCCACAAATGTCGACTTCCATGCAGGTAACCTACTTGAGCATTCTATATGGTCACTCCTCTTTGCCGAACAGCTCGTCTTGAATACACCCAAATACGGCATCCCAGACCTAGACGTCCAAAAAAAGATAGCGGCAACCGCCTTCATCCACGATATCGGCAAGATGGCACCCAACAGTGATCGCGTAACCAAGAGGAGCCATGACTGTGTCTACTTCTCAATCCCCGAACACCCCGAGCTCGGAGGTGACTACATACGCGGCACGCGACCCTTACCCATCCTCGACAAAAACATGAAACAGATAGATTTCTTCAAGATCAATGACCTATTGGGTGAGCTGGGCTTCAACCAGGAGGACCTCCCTATATGTGCCAGAATCATCGACCTCCATTGGGAGTTGGGCAACTACATCCAAAAATGGCAAGGATATGATGACCTCAAGACCGTTGATGATTACATTGACCATGTAGGATCATCTGAGCCATTCACCTTCTTCTACGCCCTCGTCATTGTGTCCGTGGCAGATGTGTTGGCGAGCCAGCCCTATGGCATGAACAATCTCACTGCTGAGCTGAACCACCATTCACGCTTCTTCCCGTTCATCAGCAACGTACCCAAGAAGTACAGAGGGGGCGACCTCGCAGATGTGACGGCTGAGAAGCGCAACGCCTTTGCCGAGCGCGTCCTGGACAGAGTGCTTGAGAGACAGGGGCAACTGGATGCAAGCAACGAGTCCATGGAAATATAGTGATAAGGGCCGCAGGCGCCGCCTTCGCAAGGCCGCTAGCTCTCTAAAGGCAAAACATATGTGTATAAAATGGATAGAAAACATTGCCTACTCTTGTACTCAAATTACTCTCCTGCCTCGAAAGCCCTGCTGTCATACATCAAAGAACTACCACTCGATTTCCCAAAGGTGACCGGTATGTCTATGATCTGTATAGACAACGAGCGATTCAAGGAGACACTCCAGAAAAACGGTATTGAGTATGTACCCACTCTACTAGTCGAGTATTACCAAGGTGTCACCCCAAACCAGGTCAAGCAGAAGTTTGAGCGTGACTACATATACATGTGGATTGACCAGGTCATGAGTGAATTACCACAGACCTCTCAGGCTCCTGACAAACAATCCGTGCGACCAGGTGGCGCCCACAGGACAGATCTCTCCTCTGTAGGTAGACAGGGCCAACAGTCAGCATCGGCGGGGCGGAGCCCCGCCCTGCGACCTTCGGTCGCTGAATCCGAGGTTGTTGACATACCGCCTCCACCCCAAGACGATGTTCCCCAAATCCAGAAGAAGGAGAAGGTGGATATCACAGCACTGGCGCAGCAGATGGCCAAGGACCGCGACTCGTACATATCCGACACCACTCCGACTCACAAGAAGAAGTAACTGTTTACCTAATTTACCTAATTTATCCTGAACAAAAAAAATGGCTGATAGAATCGCAAACCTGTCACCGTCCCAACAGGAGCAGCCCTCGGAGATTGACGTCAACATCATGAGAGACGTGTTCGGGGATGGGAAGGCCGTAGCAAAGTCCCTACAACTCAAAAAGATCATCATCCCCGCCATCCTGTTCGTGGTGCTCAGTCTGCCAATTGTTGACAACCTCCTCAAAAGCGTGGTACCTGACTCTGAGATGGTGATTATGTTCGTGAAGACGCTCATCTTCCTTATTGTCCTGGTCTTACTCCAACTTGCATCAACCTGAGGCTTCGGCTCGGTAAGCCACAGGCCCCTAAAGAAACTATGGAGATATATAAAATGTTCCTGACACCCAATGATTTCGCAATCCAGAACGGTGAACTCGTCAGACACAACGACCAGGGCTACTCGTTCGTGTTCTTCTTCACGAATGACTGCACCTGGTGTGACGACGTCAAGCCGGCATTCAATTACCTTTCCAAAATGATCAGAGGCATCAATTTCGCCTACATGGACGTTGCTCAGAACAACTGGAGACTGAGAGATATGTCGTTCAGGACCAGGACGCCCATCAAGTACGTCCCCCTTCTGCTCCTGTTTGCGAACGGACGGCAAATAGGCCAGTTCTCCCAGGACGAGGACAACCCCAAGAATAACATCGCCAAGATGCAGAGATTCATCATGATCAATACGCAACGCCAAGGCCAGTCCACACGCGGCGCAGACCCCTCAAGTGACGACATCCCCCCATACTCAATCGGCATCCCAGGTAACCTCGCGGCCAGAAAGGTCTGCAAGCTCTACGACAACGCATATATGAAACAATAAAAATTCTGAATTTCTGTAACCCCTCGGGGTTATAGAATAAAGCGTCTAAGGTTTTTGTGGTGGCTTTGGTCCTGGTCCTGGTCCTGGTCCTGGTCCTGGTCTTGGTCCTGGCTTTGGCTTTGGCTTTGGCTTTGGCTTTGGTGATCAATCTGATTTGAGGCCTATTCTCTGGAACTGTTCGCTGAGGTTGATATCGTTGAGGTAACATCTGTTGGTACACGCCTTGAGGTTTTTATCCGGGAACGGGATGATTTTGGACTGTCCGGCAAACTTGAGCGTGTTCTTGGGGATCTGATTAATGGGGGCGCCTCCAAAGTAGATCATATCGTCTTTGAACTCATCAGGTATGGTAAATACCAACCTAATCCAATCTTGGTTCTTGACGTTGGCCTCAATGTCTGGGTCCAGAACAAATGACGCGGGCTTGCTGTTTTTGGTGTTGACGATGAGCTTACCGTCCTGGACGTAGACGATCTGGAAATCGTTGGTGCCGTTCCCCGCCATGAAGAGGAGGATACCGTCTCTGGCACCGTCCTTTGGGAACTTGAGATCGACGGAGAGATCGTCCTTCTGACCTTTGGTGAGTCTTGTGAAGCGCGGGTCGAGCTCAACCATCGAGAGGCCGTCAAAGTATGCGATGTCTCTGGTTGTTACGTTCCACCAGACCAATGCAAGTAGTAAAGTGATGATTAGTATAATCAGGATGATCTGAAACATTTTATTTCACGAAGATGATTTGTAAACAACATGAGCCGGCGACACAGAATTGTCCGGTAATTTATCGTCTTTGAGGAGTGCTCGTTGGTGTTCGGCTGCCTCCTCTGTTGAGCTTCTCTTCTTCTTGAAATATGACAGTTGTTGGGAACATCTTGATGATACCTTTCTCGGTGTAAAGCATGCGGTCGAAGCATTGTCTGTACTGGTGTTCCGTCATGTGTCCTCCGTACTCGATCAGAAGTCGCTTATCGGGCGATGGCTCAATGGACACGGGCGCGATGCGTCCGTTCATGTCGCAGACCATATGAGCAAGGAGGACATTGCTGTTCTTGTACATCACGTTCGCACGCTCCTTCTCGTTGATGTAGGCTTTGGCGCAGTTGAAGGAACAGAAGACCCCGTCTGTCGAGTATGTAGTGATTTCTGAGCGGGCTGCGGGGCGGACGGGCGAAGCCCGCCGGCGACCTTCGGTCGCTTGCGGGTCGTTGTCTGGATACGAGAACTTCACTCCGATGGGACACCCGATTGGCTCGTTATCTATGGTGAGCGTGCACCACCAACATCGGTAGCGTTTGCCAGTTGAGAGGTTGACTATAGATGAGACGTACTGGACCATCTTCTTTGTCTCCGTGTCCAGTACCTTGTCTTTGGTTGGCATGTCGAGAGTGGTTACCTTGCGGGTGCGGCGGGGCGTGCGGGGCGGGCTTGCCTTGCGGGGCTCCACCCCCTGCACGCCCGTTCGCTCACCCGTAAGATCGCTTGCACGATTTTTTGAGTTTGCCGTTATTTTGGATTGTTGATTCATGGTTTGTTTTGAGTATGTCTCTATATGGCTAAATTCATTTAATTGTCCTGCATCGCCGACCCTTCGGGCCCCTACCACCAAAATATTCTATCACCTCTATAAAAATGAATCAAGTAGTGTTGACAACTGTACTGATCGCACTTCTCGGAACAGCGATCTACATGGCTTATACATGTGACACAAAAGAAGGATTTTGGATGACCCCCAGCCGACAAGTTAAGGCTGAGAAGATGTTCCAGAATCCAAACACTCAGGACTTCTTTCAGGTTCCCAATTTCCAAGGTATCCTCAGCCCCCGCTTCTCAAACGTTAATTACGGTGCAGACCTGAGGAGCAAGTTCCCCAACTACAACCAAATGGGTGTCCCTCAAGATCCCCTTTCAGAAAAGCCCAACCCTCCAGACCCGCTCAATTACGCGATTGCTGAGGGTATTCCAGGTAGCGGCTTTAACGAAATGAGCGGTGAGGGGTACCAGGGGGCAAACCCTCAATATGGATGGCAGGAGAGTAAATATCTCGGTGTGCCTAAAGTTCCTCTCGACCCTCACAACCCTTATTCAGCGGCGTATACAAACGGGGACTATAACCAAGTCCTTAATATGGCTGTAGCGACAGGGTCAGCTGATGGATGGCCCACAAGTACTGTAGCTGAACCTGATCAAGCAGCTTTTGTGACACAAGACGGAGAAATGAAACAACCTATCGTGTATGACAGGTATATGTACGCCAATAGAAATTCCAGACTACGAGGTCAGGGAGATCCTATTAGAGGAGATTTACCAATTGTACCAATAAGCGGAAACTGGATGATCCCTTCACAAAGTTATAACGCTCTAGAAGTACTCCAACAAGGCGCTATGAACGTTATGGGTGGTGTGAATAATGAGACCAACAATTCCCTTGCCAACCTTATCTACAACTCGTCTGGCGGCACAGACACCACGATCGGCGGTGTCGATATGGCCCAGACCAACATGAGTCATCAAGTCTATGGAGCTGCATCTGCCGCAATGGGAGATGTCCAAACCACGTCTTTCCCTTGAATACATTCAGTCTCTGTAACCCCTCGGGGTTATAGATGTTGAAGTCCTATTATTCTATTTTTTATACCTATCGCGTCTAACTGCACCCACGTATTCCTCTCCATATCTTTCCAAATTCGTCTGTTTCATCTTATCCACAATCTCTTCAACGTGCATTGGATGTTGTGTACCATAACGTGCAACCATGGACGTTTTAGCCTTCTCACGTATTTCAGATGACTCAAAAGGGTTATTAACCTCATAGTTTGTTTGGAGGGTTCCTTTGATCTTCTCTTTCACTTCAGACGCTTGGCATGCCACCTCATTACCATATTTTTCCATGCAAGTTTCACGCCTCAGTTTGTCACTACAACCTGGATCTGGACAGCCTCTACCATCCTCAATCACCTCCTTCTCTCTTATCCAGAATCGATGGCCGGCATCACATAGAAGTGCCACATACTTGGTCCCTTCTCGACGCGTGATGAGTGTGTACTTTCCAACCATCTCATTTGTGGGTTGTAGGCAATGTAAGCACGATGAGTCCATCACATATCTTTGAAGACGACTCTGTGGTATCACATTTTTATTATCACATGACCCACAATTGAAGATGACTACATGTGCGTTTTTGGCCCGTACTATATCCATCTCCTCAATGCCAACATATACATGACCAAATCTCTCAAGATGTACTTGTTCAGGAGTCTTTCCTGATTCAATTAACTCTTGTTCACGGTCCTCTCGTTGCTTACGCCGTGTTTCTTTGAATTTGTTCTTCACAGCCTCGTTTTTCATCGGGCATTTAGCGACCATCTTCTCAGACACGCATTCAGGCCATACACAACCTATGACCTTTTGGGCACTCAAGACCCAATTTAGCTTTTATCTACAATAACCTTCAACCCATTGATGATCTCAGGATCCACTGGCATTGGGTCACAACAGAGATATTGATTAGATTTGATATCGCGTGTGAGAAGACTTGGCGCAATCACGTCCAATGTACCACATGTGGAACATTTAAACTCAATCTTCTTACCTTCAGTAACAATCACATGATTGTACTTTGTTAGACGTTCTGACATAGTGTTTTATATGTGAGATATGCTAACGGTTAGAAAATTCAACTTTTATGACCGAGCTCGTATGATTGTTTTCTATATCCCCTAGGGGATATAGATCTATTGAAACCTACTTAATCAGCTCGGGGTGCCTCGCTCCTCCTGCGGCATGGCAGCTATCGAACACCTGAGTGCATATTCCTTTTGAGCAAACGTTTCTGGTAAGACCATGCGTCCTTGCTCTTCGCGTATCTTCTTCATGTCCTTGCAGCTATGCATACCACAGAAGTCCTTCACACACGTGTCCACGTGCATCCTGAGGAGCTGACCGTAGATGTGCATGATGGCGCATACGTGCTCACGAGGCTCTGTGACCTGGATGTGAGAACGAACGCGTTTGAACATACGACAAGACGGGGTACAGTCGGGTGAGATGCATGAGACAGAGTGACCAACTGTGGTCAGGAAGGGATGGAGATTGCATTTCTTGAGAAGCGATATCACAACAGATTTGAGACGACGCGCATCCTCAATACATTCTGAGTTGAGATGGTTGTCAAAGCATAGAACTATATCTACAAACTGTACGATGCTGTCTAAGATGGTTTGAGGGTGTTGGGTATGAATAACCATGATTTATTTTGAAGGTTGATTGTTGGGGATCTATATTCAACTTCATTAACTTCATTCATCGTCATCTATTGGCAGACTGAGCCCATGTATTTTGTGCTGCAATTTCCCGCGTTTTGCCCATACGCGCGACCAATACTGAAGTAGTTTCCTGAAGAACTTCCGCAAGATCCATCGGAGGATCCATGAGTGAGGGTATCATAGCCGGGTGCCGAGTACGCCGGCACGACGTAATATCCAGACACTGCAGTGAGAGGAACAGGCGGACGGATACCTCTGAATCCTTGGTTGTAGGCTCCCAACTGAGCGTAGTTGCAACCACCCCCGACGTTGGGACCTCCACTTCCATAGCTTCCAATATTATTATTAGTGAGTAAACCAGACATTTTTAGTCATCTAGAAAATAAATTTGAATGCTGGTATGATTTTATTCCCCGAAGGGAATGAAATCGATAGTAGGAGAAAAAAGAATACTTATATAGTACTTACTGATCAAGGTTGTCCGGGACCTCATACTTAAGCCCAAGTTCTTTTGCCATCTCACAGCTGTATTTGTCAAGCGCCCTGACATCAACACCGTCATCTTCATCTTCGATTTCATCATCGTCTCTATGGACCCAACCCACAACCACGTTATTGGCATCAAGCACAAAGCAGCCGTCCAACGGATTGTATTCCACCATCTTCAGACCGTGACGTTGTATAATCTCGTACTTCTTTGTAGTAGCCGGCTCACACAGCTTCTGCTTGGTCTTAGGCTTCTTGACCTCAATATTCAGATCATCCTCGCATTCAGGCTGTTCTGCGGAAGTACCTTCTTGATCCTTCTCATAATTGAGGATGTTCTCAATTACCTGGGCCTTTGTCCCAGACACAGCAAGACCTCGCTCCTTGGCAAGAGCCTTCAGTTCAGGCAACTTCTTCTTACTCAGATCAGCCGAACCAATAGACGTCTGCTCGTCCCTAGGCTTGAGGTCCTTCCCCTTCCCAGATGGCTTACGGGCATCCTTCTTCACCTCTTTCTCAACATCCTTCTTAGCTGCAGCCTTCTTAGTTGCAGGCTTCTTAGTTGCAGGCTTCTTAGTTGCAGGCTTCTTGATTAGTGTGTCGTCATCGTCCTCCGAGTCGCTGTGATCGGATGTCTCCTTCTTCTTAGGCTTACCGACAGCTTTGGGGGTCTTCTTAGGGACCTTCTTGGCCACCTCCGAGTCGCTGTCGATGTCTGTGGGTACGTGGTAAGACTCCGAGTCGCTGTCGGATACTGAACACGGTGACTTCTTAGCCTTCTTGGCTGGCTTCTTGACTGCCTGCGCGACGTCACTACCTTCCGTCGCCCCGCTAGCTGCAGCCTTCTCGGCATCATCAAAGAACTGAGCAAAGAGGGTATCCAGTTCATCTGCCTTCACTCCATTCTGAGCCTCGCAGAACTCAAAGAATCCGCGAAGAGAGGAGCCGATACATGAGATGAGAGCATTTGCGTTCATGTTCATTGTCATTTTGATATAGTCTTACTTAGTTAAGTTATTTCCTCATGCTTGATTTTCAACTTCCAACATCAAATATTTCATCAAATTTTCAAATCGTGAGCGACCGAGCGGCGAGAAGTCTTTAATGCGACCACTTGTACACACGGTACCAACGTGCATCGTTCTTGTTGCTAGTCTGCTTATTTCCGAGGATGCTCATCACGAATTTTCCTTTATCTACACCGTCAGCCAACTGGACCAACTCCGCCATCCTGCCCAGACGATCTCTGGCTCGCCCAAGATCATCATTCAGTTCCTTCTTCCTCCCTCTGTAGTCGTTCTCGGTAAAGTATACCACGGCCTCATCGTTCATGAGCTCCCCCTCAGTCTTGTCCCGCATGGGCAGGTACATAGCCAGGATCACGGGGAACACAATTGAAATCTGGTCGTTGTTAAGGCCTGATCTGTGGAGGGTTTGGACATCGTCTGTCCCAGGGCTCCCAGGTATGCCATGCACGCTGTATATGACTTCCAGGTCCGCCGTTGTGGGGTCCTGAAGGAGGAGCATCGTGTTCTTGAAGTCCTGTGCCATGCTCATCATCCATGAGTTTGTCCACACGTTGTTCGCGATAGACCCGTATGATGATATGAGCCTGTTCTGCAGAGACGCATTCCTCCAAGAGTCCCTCACGTACTCAAGTAGCTTACCAGTGTTGTTGGCGCCCCTGTCATCGTAACCTACCCCCAATACAGGATCAGATCGATCATTCCAGATCACCTTAGATCCTCTCGTAGCAAGCAACAAGTGAACTAGAGGCGAATGCTGCTCAAATTTCATCCCTACGGCCACCTCGTTATTGGCCTTCATGTTGTGATCAATCCAATCTCGTTTGATGTCATTGTATGTATCGACCAGGTCCCTCAGCTCCACAGTGTTGATATCTAACGTCTCAAGCCCTGGCAGCTCCCCCACGTCGAGCAGATTCGCAATCATACGTGCGTAAGCGTAGTGCACTGCCGACACGTACCGCTTCCCGTCCATCATCACATCTTCGATGTAATGAGGAAGGAACGGGTCATCGGGTTTGATGTAGATCTTCTCCGCCTGCGCCTCAGGGGTCATGAGTCTATCATTGATCTCGCGGGCGCTGCGGCCCATTTCGCGAAGCGTATTGTCGGGTGTGAAGCGAAGCCTTTCCAGAATGTGGTCGTTCTCCTTCATTCCTTTGGTGTAAAGGTCGTAGAGCTGGTCCTTGTACACCTGAAGCCTCTTCTCTTTGGCGATCTGCTGGCGCTTCGCCTCTGTGTATTCAGAAGGATCTAGGTTAGGGTATTCATCCTCAAGGATGTCGTCCAAAAAGACATCGAGAAGATGGTCCTTGAATTGTTCAAGTTCTTGGTTCCAGAGACGCTCACGCAGCCTATACTTGATGATAGGGACGATGTAGTTGATATTAAGGAAGATCTCGTCATTGAGTGGTAGATCTTTGTAACCATATCGTTTTGCGTACTTCCTCATGTCTGCAAAGTCCATATGGTCGGGGAATGATGGGTTCTTTGTTATCTCCTCCTCCACACCGCTAATAACTTGAAGAACTTCAGATCTGGGTATCTCTCTGCTGGTCTTTGGGTCGTACACCACTTGGTTGTTCTGGAGACGTAGGTGGTTGAGCATACCCAAGATCTCTTTATTACTGTGGATCAATTGTTTGCCTCTGGTCTGATAAAGTCTGGTCCTCAGTTCCTCACGTTGACGGAACCGCTCTCGCAGACTCTTCATCACTGCCTCGTTGTATATCTCCACATCCTCCTGTTCACGGAGGTGAAGCATGTTATTGAAGGGATTGGGGGCAAGCATCTCGCTCATACGTTGTCGGTGTTTGTCCTTCTTGAACATGTTGACGTACACGTACTGAGTCACGGTCTTCCAGGCTCCATGCCTGAAGCTATATTTGGGGTTCGGGACGGAGTGTGAGCCGACGGTAAAGTCGATCACAGCCTTGCTACTCAAGACTCCAAATGGTTGTGCCTTGGGGCTCGATAGCATCAACGTTTGTTCTACCATTTTGTTTGGTTCAAGATTAAGTTAATTAAGTAAATTAAGTTAATCTTGGAGCTTATTTTCATTCAACTAAATTATTCTCTATTAAAATGACACTAAATAATCAAGTCCTGATAGCTAAGGAGAAGATCCTGAAGAACAACAGCGACAACCCCTACCGCTACTCCCAGACGGATGTCATCACTCAAGAGGGGAGGGCCTACTTCCCTTACCCGGACTGGTGGCGGGGTGAGTACATGTCTGACCTACCTATCATAGTAGAGCGTGAGGCCGGGTTTAGGCCAAGGCTTGAGCGCACGTACTGGAAAGGAACCACCGGGCATTCTTACCCGCAACATTGCTTCAGGCCCGGTATCAAGACAAGGTATCCGTGTTATCCTGAGTGCACGGCCGAGTACAAACGCTACGACCCCTCATTGCAGCGACTCAGCAAGATCTACCTCTATCGGTAAGGTCTACAATGGATCTGTAACCCCTCGGGGTTATAGATGTGAAGACGTGAATGTGAACTATCTCAGCCGCAGCCGACTCCTGCGACGTTTTTCATATAGTTAGATTTGTATGCCTGATTATATGAGGAGAACTTCCTCATAGCTTCTGCGTTCTGCTGCATACCTCTTGCATAGGCATGAACGCCGGAGTTGGGGTAGATGTTTGAACCGAACTGGAGGCCGTAGTTGCCTGCGATGTTGTTGATGGTGTGCAGGTCTGAGGAGCCCTTCATCTTGGACCACTGGGTCATGGAGTAAGGGGTAGTAGGGCCATAGAACTCGCCGTCGATACCGCCGCTGCTCAGGTTGACGTACTCGACGTATTGGGGTCGTTGATAATTCTCCACGAACACACGGTCCTCTGCGGTGTTGCAGCCGGGGTTCTTAGTGTTAAATGAGTCGGCGCATGCAGGACGACCCGCACTATCGTACCCATTCCAGATCGGGCATACCATGTTCCCCGGGTTGAGGAATCGATCGCTCTGGACCTTGGATGCATACGCGGGATCGATCTTGCATGTACGAATTGATGCTTCAAGACTTATATTTCCTGCCATTATAACTTGTTTTTATTACTTAGATATTTTTATAGGAACACTAATACATATCAGTCATTCTCCTTATTGCCGCTAGCGACCTCCGGTCGCAGGGCGGCGTTCGCCGCTAGCGCCCGCTTTGCAGTAATTCTCGACCCTTGGCTTGTGTGGATCAAATAATTTATGGCGCTCGGCTCTTCCTAGCAGTGTTTGGAAGATGTCCTGAAATTGCTTGCCGTGCCCGATCTCAGGACAAAGCGTGTGGGCCAGCTCGTGCAGCGTCACGTATGTAAGCATATTGTCGTCGTAGACCTCGCCGTTGGTCTCCGTGCAGAGGTAGATCTTCTGCTTGTTGATAGTGTACGAGGCATCCCCCTTCATCATCTTCACAAATTTGAGCTCGGGGAACACAGGTGTTAGTTTATTCCTCAACCTCATGATTGTGGGTTCGTTCTCGAGGTACGACTCATAACTAGTCTTGAGTAAGTACCAAGCAGACATGAATACGATGAACAGGATGATCAGTGTCAATGTTTGCATTTTCTATGGTTATGATAGTTTCTGGATCAGTACATAGCGTCAAGGGTGCCCATGAATGAGTTAAAGACTACTTATATGACTGTAAAACATGTTATTTACATCTGAATCCGTATCGGAGGGTCACCCGGACAAGATGTGTGACCAGATTGCTGACGCTATCCTCGATGCCCACCTCTCTCAGGACCCCACCGCCAAGGTGGCCTGTGAGGTTGTGTGCTGTACCGGTATGGTCCTGATCTTTGGTGAAATTTCGAGTAAGGCCTCTGGGATCGACTACCAGAAGATTGCACGCGACGTTATCAAGGACATAGGCTACGACGACGCAAAGATGGGGTTCGACTACAAGACCTGTTCCATCATGGTCAACTTAGTGAGTCAAGCTTCCGAGATCGCGTCCGGCGTCCACGTGGACAGGGAGGAGCTATGTGCCGGCGACCAGGGGCTCATGTTCGGGTACGCGACCAACGAGTCTGAGGAACTGATGCCTGTCAGCCTCATATACGCGAGGAACATCAACCTCCTCCTTCATAAGATGCGCAGACATGGGGTGCATTGCTGGATTCGCCCCGACTCAAAGACCCAAGTTACCGTAGAGTACGACGATGAGACTGCACCAGAAGAAGGAACTATGAAGGAGGCAAGCCCAAGTGGAGCGCACCGCAAGCCTGTGAAGGTCCATACAGTCGTTGTATCTGTGCAGCATTCGCCTGACGTGACCCTAGATTACGTACGACAGATCGTGAGGGATGAGGTTGTGAAGAAGGTGATCCCCGAGGATATGCTAGACGACGACACGATCTACCACATCAACCCGGCCGGGTCGTTTGTCATGGGAGGGCCGTTCTGCGACTCGGGGTTGACGGGGCGCAAGATCATCGTAGATACGTACGGAGGGGGGGGTGCTCACGGCGGGGGTTCATTCAGCGGTAAGGACCCATCAAAAGTGGACAGGAGCGGGGCGTATGCAGCCAGGTGGGTGGCCAAGTCCCTTGTCAAGTCAAAGTTATGTGATCGATGCCTTGTTCAGATTTCATACGCCATAGGGGTAGCTAAGCCGGTGTCCATCTCGGTCATGTCGTACGGGACTGGCAAGATAAACGACGAGGGACTGGCAGGGATAGTGAAGCAGAACTTTGACCTACGACCCGCAAAGATCATTGAACAGTTGAAACTTGACAAGCCTATCTACAGGGAGACGTCAAAGAACGGGCACTTTGGGCATCCTCAGTTCACCTGGGAGCAGTGAGCGTCATATTTCATAACCCCGTAGGGTTACGAAGACTTACGAAGACTTACGAAGACTTACGAAGACTTACGAAGACTTACGAAGACTTACGAAGACTTACGAAGACTTACGAAGACTTACGAAGACTTACGAAGACTTACGAAGACTTACGAAGACGTTGTTTATAAAAAGAATTAGGTGCTCGCATCTATCATTGTTGCCACTTGGTCTTGCACATAGTGCATTGGGCCATGGTCGTCACGGGCTCGTCGGCGGCGCGCGTCTGCACCGACACGGAGTAGACCTTCCAGCTACCGCACTTCTTGCACTCGACGACACCCTCCTCTGCCTCAAATGGATTGAGGATGTAGTCGTCCTGCTCTTGTTGGCTCTGTTTGATGCTGTTGAACGAGGCGTGGTCCCACCCGAGCTTACCCTGTTTGATGACATCCTCGATATATGTCTCGATCACTTGCGGGTCCTCTTCGTCGGCAAGATCGTCATATACCTGGCTCAAGAGCCAGTCCTTCTCTTCCCTCATTTCGGAGCTTATTTGGGCCAAAAGGGAGTCTATGATAACAGTATACGTATCCATGCTTAATTATGTTAGTATTCTAACTTGTCCAAAAATCATTTTTGTAGACACAAAATGAGTTCTATCTTCTCAGAAATTGATTCCGATGTCAAGGTTCTGATATCTCAGTTCCAGGGAAGTCTGTCTCTATACTACAACAACAACACACACAGAGTAGGCTTCCTAGATCGCGAGATCTACGACGCTTACCCGGAACTGGCGCGAAGCCCCGCCGTGCCAGACCATCCACTATCAATCGAAGACCTGAAGAAGCGTAAAATATACCTAATTCTGAAGCACGCAAAGTGGATATCGCCTGTTCTCCTCAAAGGTACCGAGCTCCGCTCGGCCGGCGGCGGAGCCGCTATGTGCTGAAGAAAACTTTGTACTTCGTTACCCCTAGAGGTAATGAAAGATAACTCAATTTCTCAAATTTACATTGGTATTTACTAATTGACAACACCTAAGCACCTGAACACCTTATTTTGGATGAGTGGCATGTTGTTGATGCTCTCCTCGGGCTTCTGAATCTCCCTAAGAAGGCGCTCGATGTCTTGTTCGCCTCTGATCTGCCTCGTGATGGGTTGGGACCTCCGCGATGAACGTTGCTGGATCACTTTGGGGCGCGCACCGGTGCGGATTGCTGCTGCTGCTACTGCCGACACCTCGTCCTTCAGGGGTTGCAGGATCTCGCTACCCTCATCTTTTGAGATGAGGCCCTCGTCTGTGGCGCGATCAACCACGCTCTCCACTGCTTCACGGGCCTGCTCGTCGCTAACCACCTCTTCCAGCTTGTTGGAGTCAATATCCAGGTTCACGCCTTGCTCCTCAACCACCTCATCAATGGTACGCCTGACGGATGATATGTCCGTTCTGTCTGCTACTTCGTCCACTATATCTTCGGCCACTTTGTTGCTGATGTTGCTTGCTACTTCCACGCTGCTGGCTACGCTTGATCTGGTAATGCTGGACATGGAAGACCTCGACAGGAGGCTGGAGACCTGAGATGAGAGGAATGATGACTGTGGAGACAAGCTTCGTCTTGAGCTGGAGACCGAAGATAAGCTTCGTCTTGAGCTGGGCTGCGGGGCTTCGCCCCGCCCTGCGACCTCCGGTCGCTCGATGATATCTTCACTTTGTTGTTCGGCAATGATCTCGTCCGCTACAATGGCTGAGTTCACAGACTCACCCGTAGAGACGCGCTGCTGAACGACGGCTTGTACCTCCTCTTGAGCGGGAGGTTGTTCCCCCGCAGCGATCACCATCTCAGATACGTGGTCTACGATCTCATCAGCGATCACCTCAGATTCATCTTCAATCGCCTGCGCCATGACGGGCATGTCGCGTGCAACTTGGGCAGCCACAATCCTATCCAACAGAACCTCCTTTGTGAGAGACTTGCCTTTGATTCCAAGCTCTTCCGCATACCGAACCAGAGTTGGTTTGTTGAGGACTTTAGGTTTGAGAAGATCTGCTTTGGTCATATCCCTATCTATGTTTAGGAGTGCGTAGACGACGGCCCTTGGAATCATACCGGTAGGTACAGATTCGAGGATGGGTGGTGTAATGGGACGAGGTATTTGAAGTGGTGATGGTGTGTGCGTCCTGGGAGGGGTGGCTGCTACAGGCATTGGGAGTTGCTGTGCGCCGGCGATATCGATCTCAACACAAAGTTCTTTGATTGTCTTCTTTTTCCCATCGGCCTTCGTGATGGAGATCCCGTAGTCCTCAGCCACGGCGACCACGTCTTTGCGGAGGTTCCTAACGCACTGTCTTTTCTTCAGTTTGGCGATTCCGAAGGGACCGCTTGGGATCCTTGCGGGGGAACGACGCCTGAGGCTCCGGCTCGGCGTCCTGGACCTCGGCCTCCGAAGGCCGCTGGACGGGCTCGGCGTGCGGGGCGGGGATGGGGGTATGGGCCTCGGGCTCGGTGTCCTGGGCCTCGGCGCCGGGGATGGGGACCTGCGACGTGGGGTCCGGCCTCTCCCGCGCGAGGGAGGTCTGCCTCCCACGGCTCCTCGCGGCACATTGTCGATGAGGAACTGGATGAGGTCTGCTTTCTTGAGTCTGGACCAGTTTTTGAGGTTATTGGAACGTGCAATATCCTTCAGTTGGGGTACTGTCATAGATTCATAGTCCATTTTGATTTACCTTGATTATTTTTTTAGCCTGCTTTTCATATCCCAAGGGACAGTAGTTTTATGGTATACATTAGATGGTTCATACTAGGCGTAAACAAAATAAACTTTTTACCCTCCTATAAAAACATGGAAAACTACATTTCTAGAAAACCCATGAATCTTGAGGGATTTGATGAGGAAGATAAGCTAACACAGTACCTCGAGAACCAGGGGGCTATTGTACTTCAGGAAGAAACTGGCGGTTTGAGTACCGTTGCGGCAGGGCATTTGAGTGCGGCTACTGAGTTGGAGCAGTTCTCAGAAGACATCATCATCCCACCCCTCAATACAGACATCAGGTTCAGCGAACATCTCCCTTTTCACGATCACACCAAATACGAAAAAAAAGAACACTCACATGCCCATACTGATCCAAAAATAGAGAGTTTTAATGATGTTAATCAAGAAGGAAAATATCTTATTATCCCACCACTCAACACAGACATCCGATTCTCAAAAGAGCTGCCTACATTGGATTTGGGTTCGTACGATCCACGCCAGCACAAACACTCAGGAAAGGAGCATCCTCATAAGCTGCACACCCACGAACACGTTCACGAGAACTTCTCATGGGCTATCCCGACCAATCACGACTCCCCCCTTGACCTGGTAAAAAAAAGTTTGATTCATGAGGTGAGCACCCAGCACGCCTGCGGTTCTTGCTACGCCGTAGCGTTCGCCGACACCCTAGGTGACTGCTTGGTCGTCTCCGGTGCGGTTGACTGGTCGCCCAACATCAGCGCGACCTACCTCATGTCCTGCATCCCCATGGGGAAGCTCCACAAAGGGTGCTTTGGAGGCAATCCCGCCGCTATCGCCCCCTATCTTGAGAACGAACCCGTCGCAGACACGTCATGTATAGATTATTCGTGGTGTTCTGGCGACAAAGAGCTGTGCAAGAGCGTCTCGTCGGCGCGCCACTTCGATGCAAAGACTCTAGCCTCCAAGCTCAATGACAACATGCCTAAACCATGTGGATGCTACTACAAGGGTGAGAAGAAGTACCTGTACAAGATCGACACCGGCAGTGACGTCTTCTTCATTAACAACGAAGTCCCTATTGATGTCTTCAGGAACACCATCAAGAGCCATATCCTCGATTTCGGACCCGTGATCGGAGGCTACGTAGTCCTGAAAAACTTTTTCACTGGTAATTTCACAGATCCTCACTTCAATGGGGGCGTGTACCTCGATCGCGCGGATTATAATGGGTACAAAGGGGGCAAACTGAAGTTTAGCGATAGCATGACGAGTGAGGCTGCCGGCCTCCACGCCATCAGCATCGTGGGGTGGGGCGTTGCCAAGAACATTCAATACGACAACGACAAGGTCGGGGATGTCCCGTACTGGCACTGCCGCAACTCGTGGGGAAAGAAGTGGGGAAACGCAGGAGGCTACTTCAAGATGGCCATGTATCCATTCAACAAGATTGCCCAGTTCGACAAACAGGTCATGACCGAGATTGGTGGGCCTGTTGGTTCTATGATCCTTATCCGCGCGACAGAGCGACCAAAACAGGTTGACTTGCAGCAGATATCTCAGAAGTACCAGCAGAACATCAATAAGCAACGATCTAACGCGTACTACATGGCCGGTCCTCAGAAGGTGAGGGAGCTCAACAGACGCAAAATGCTGGATATCGACGTAGATGGTGGTGGGGAATTTGACCCTGGAGATATCTTCATTGGAGGCGGTGGTAGCAACATGTGGATAGTCATTTTAGTTGTCATCATCGTAATAGGTGCTTGGTGGATGTACAGACGACAATACGCGTAACCCGCCGAGCTCGGTACAGCTGCTACTAGTATATGGGATCCACATCTTTTTCCACCTTCCATAAAAACATGGGAGAACATGTAGTAGGACGTATAGTCCAGACGAGTCAAAAACACCAGTATCAACCAGGCGACTGTAGATGCTTTCATTGTTCAGCATTCAGCGCGCGCGTCCCCTGTCACAAGACGCACAACATCGGGGATTGGGAGATAGGCACCGATTCTTGCTGCGGCGGCTTCTGCACGTCGCAACCCAGGTGCGCGCACCCGGACAGAGACGAGTGCGAGATAGGACGCAGCTCCAAAGGTAAAGACCCACTTATCTATTACGGGTGGGACAAGCAAGCACCCAACCTCAAATGTATCTACAACCTAGACAAGATCGATACACGTGCACAGGTACTCGCATACAAAGACAAATTTGGAGAGAACAATGATATTGAGGCCAAATACTGTACACAGAAAATCACCACGTGCCCCAAAGGAATGAAGGAATGTAGTCGTCTCAAATCCATAGGAGAAGGTGGTAATGAATGTAGGATGTGGTTTGAGAGGCAGCCCACTCACATCCAGAACGCAACAATACAGAACTACTGCTTGCGCCACAACACGGAGGACTGCAAGTGCATCAACAGGGCCGACAACAGCGCGTATCAGGCCATGAAGGGGGCACACTCCATTAACGACGGGTGCTGGTACACGGCATGCGCTAACAGATCGGGAAAGTACCTAGTCCCCACCCAGCTCGCCAACCCCACATGCCCAGACAAGATGTGCCAAGTCCTATTTGACATCGTTGAGGATGGAAACGTATCTATCGACCACGTGCAGAACGACATAGTGTGTAAATTTGACAGGCACCCATCAGACCCATCTAAGCCCCTGCCGCCAAAACCTCATGTAGCCGGTCCACCTGATCCCCTAGTGCCGAAGCCAGCGAAGCCAGATAAAACGTTCCTAGATTTTGCAAAACTGTACAAGTACGAGATGTTCGCCATATCGATACTACTCATAGTGCTTATAGTGATAGTGACTCAGTTCTGATTGGTCGTTAATGCAGGGCGCTTTCTCTGAAATATTTTCCTTGGTTACCAAAAAATGTACTACAAGGACAGTCCATACGGTCAGGCTTCATACCCCCAACAGGCATTCTATGGAGGTGGTCAACATGCCGCACACCGCGATCCTCTCATCCCTCACGGCTATGACGGGTACAGCAGCAGTAACGATATGTACGGTGGCGTGATCATGGAAACCATCAAGGGCTACTTTACCAATCCCTGGGTCATCGTTATCGCCGTCATCCTGGTCGTCATCGTCATCGCTTGGCTCATGAGCGGTAAAAAAGAAGGCTATCGCCATTATTGAGAGCGCTCGTTTTAACGAGCGCTAGCGACACATAACATATTCGTTACTCCTAGGAGTAATGAAATTAGAGCTGTACTTCTCATGATGTTGTGGAGCAGTTTTTTAACCTACTTGAAAATATTGAGCATTGCATACTTTGATATTGTCTCATTACTGAGGTCTATGACGGATTGAGTTTCTGTTGTGGCGGCGGAGCCGCCGGCCGAGCTTGCGGGGCGGAGCCCCGCCCTGCGACCTTCGGTCGCTCGCTCGGTGGATGTAGCTGTCGCGTACTCATCTATGTAAATGTAGTCGTTCATGAAAGCGTTAATCATGATATCAGAGTCTTCGTTAGCGGAGCTTACCATCAGCTTCTTACCGATGCACTTGTCAATGAGCACAAACATGGGACCGTCGTCGGTTGGGTACACGATTCCTAGCGTCTTCTGCCTCTCGTCGCATACTGTGCTAGCCGTGGCGATCACATCTTTGTCGTCCAGCACCGCGTTCTTTAACGGAGCTGACCCCGAGGTCGCCACGATGACGTCCATATTGACCTCTTCCTGATGAGATGTGTACTTGTTTACCAGTACCACTTTGGGATTGGTGATGTTTTTGAAGTAGAGGTACTCGTTGGCCCCATTCGATGCATCTGTCATGTCGCCTGAGTAGATGACGTTTTTACAGTCGGTGTAGTAGTCCGAGTTCCACCCCACCTTTCCTTCCATATCAACCGCACTCAAATCCAAGTCTACGCGTCTCCCATTCTTGTTCTTCCAGTGGATGCCGATAATGAGGGCGCCTCCTGGGAAGCTTCCAAATTTGGTACCCATAGGGAACGCACCACAGAAGTTCTTCTCAGAGGTTGGCAGCGCCAGACGTGTGTAAGGGGACTGGACGAAGGTGTCTGGAAGTAGTCCTTTTAGTTTGGAGACATACTTGTCGATCTCATTTTTGCGGTCACGTGTACACCACATATTACCGTTCCTCACATGATAGACTTTTGGCTTCTTGTTCTGGATAAGGTATTTGACGTGCTTCACCACTTCATACCCTGTTGAGGGCTCATTGGTCGAGGCCTTTAGTGGGATGTGTAGCTTTTTGGACAGTTTGCTGATCCTGTTGATGTAAGACTTGGCGTAATAGTACGTCTTCATACTCATGAAGATGGGTTTGTAGCGATTGAAAATGGTAGCTAGGCGTTCCTCGTTTCCTTTGAGCCATCTAATAACGCGGGCGATATCACCATATTCAATCTTCTTGTACATGTCCTCGTTTTTGATGAGGGTGAGCTCTCCGGTGACGTCGTACACGGCGCACCTGAGGATTTCGAGGGGGGTCTGAGGTTCGATTCCGTGCTTGACGAAGATGTAGGTACGGCTGTCGCGATTCTGGACCTTGTCGATGTCTACCTCATGAGTTTGAAGGATTTTAAACGCTGCTTCGATGGTGCTTTCGTTCAGGGCAACCTTCTCATGGAGGATAGCCTTGGTAAGGTCTTTGATCTCCTCTACCGTAAGGCCTTTGATGAATCTGAATGGCACTGATTGCTCTTGCGGGCTGCGGGGCTCGTCAGTCTTGTTTGGCACATACACTATCTCACCACACCCGTAGATGTCACTGATCGCTACTGAGATGTAGTGGTAGAATTGGTCAATCGCCAGTTCCTCACGCGTCTTGCTCGTGACGTCATGCCAGCTCTTGTAGAACGTGCTGTTAAGCTTCACGGCCTCTTCAATGAGGACGGATTTGGCTGTTTCTGAGAGGTTGTCGGGAGCTATATAGCCATATTTGAGGAGGTCTCTACTATAGCAGCTCTTCTCGCTCGCCGCTACCGCGCTATGCAGAGAGAGAGAGGCTTTGATGAATTCATAATTGTCATACATGATGTTTTCTATTCACTTGACCGTTTGGGGTCTAAATTCATAATATTTGCTTACCGTTGTAACCAACTTGAGGTTACAACTAAGAAGTAGTTTCAAAAGGCGGATGGTAAGAATATCACTTATTGATGGTTTAAAGGAACCATATTTGCCTTTTGAAAGAGCGACCTTGCCCGTAAGCTCGGTCGCGCGGAAGCCCGCTAGGCTAGTAGTATAAAACAAAAGTGCTCGGAAAACACTCGTAATAAAAGGAACTACCTTGGCCTATCTACGTATAGATACCCCACCTTTAAGTCATTTTGGTTTACTTTTGAAGGTTAAATGTACTGTTGTACAAACTGTTTCATTGCAGCGAATGACCTATCACCGCTCTTGTATGGGATGCGTTTTTTACCGTTGACGTAGAGGATGTAACTTGGGACCGTCTCGAGGTTGGGATAGATGTTGTTGAGGACTCCTGAGGATTGGATGTCCTTCTCACCCTGTCTATCTCCATCCAGTTGAATGGTCATGCACGTCACGGCGCCGTCGTTGCCGAGTCGCTGGAAGTCAGGCTTGGAGGCTGTGCACCCACCACAATAGCTCCCTTGAATCATTACAAAGACGGGTTTACCTCCGAGTTGCCCGATCAGATCTCCTGAGTCTGAGAAGTCTGAACGTTCAAGATATCCAATAGGATGTTTTAAATCAGACATTTTGTGATAACAAATAAAGTTTTTAGGTATGTATCGTCATTGTGCCGAGCGCTGGAGGCTCCCTCCGGTCGCAGCGACCGAGCCTTCGTAGCCCGCTAACGCCTGCGGCTTCTGCTGTTTCTGCTGCGGCTACGTCTGCGAGTAGTGGACGATCTCCTCTTTGGGCTCCTGGAGCGTGAACGACGACGGGATCGTGAACGACTACGGGATCGTGAACGCGATCTGCTGCGCCTGGGGGACCCACACTCTTGAACAAGTCGCCTGTAGATGTTGCGTTTGGGAGAGATACGCCTGCCTGTGCGTGGGTTATGACTTGGCCTTATATCAAACTCGGCACATGGGTCGCACTTGCCCCGCATACGCCTGAAATCTAGATCGCCGCGTTTGGTGGCCGAATATACGCGCCCAGTGTTCGGATTAATACCCACTCGCCATTCATCGCAATCGGCTTCGAACTGTGTCTTTTGAAGACCAGCCAGAAATCTTCTGTATGAACTCATTTTTCTATATCTAATATTTTTTAGTTCAACTATCCGATCCTAAAAACCTAACAAACATAAAATGGACGAATATGAACGCATTCGACGCAATCAAACTGTGGACGTATACGAAGCAACCAATGAACCCAAAAAACGGACTGGCCGGCTACGCTGGAGTCTGGTCTCTTCAGACCCGAGGTCCAACTATTTACCGAGCGGAGCTCGGCCGGCGGCGGGCGGGGCGGGCGACCTTACCGAGCGAAGCTCGGCCTGCGGCGTACGGGCGAAGCCCGCCGGCGACCGAAGGTCGCTAGCCGCTCGGTCGCAGGGCGGGGCGGAGCCCCGCGAGCCCCGCAAGCCGCTCACGTCTGAGCAAGAAAAAGAAGAACCAAAAAAGACGGTGTATATACCACCTTACAACTCAGACATACGTAACCTACAATTTATAGAAGAAGCCGACATACCCAGAGAGCTACTGCATGGGTTGACTAATCCTAATTCAATTCTATATAGAAACGTCACCCAGGCCATCCCCGAGAACTTCTCATGGGGCATACCGACCGAGGCGGACTCGCCAGAGGTCCTTCAAAAGAAAAGCATGATTGACGGTGTGAGGGACCAGTACCTGTGCGGCTCCTGCTACGCCGTCACGCTAGCGCAGATTTTGTCCGACTGTCATGTCGTCTCCGGTGCCGTCTCGTGGGCACCCAACGTCTCGGCCACATCCATCATGGCATGCTTCATGAACAACAAGCCTTGTAATGGCGGCAACCTGGCCCAGCTGTCTAATTTACTCTCTATATCAGGAGCCATGGATCAGACGTGTATCGACTACTCCTGGTGTTCCCAGGACAAGCAGTGGTGTACCAACAGACGAGGCAAGAACGAGTTCAACGTAGGCTATCTTGACAAACTAAACGCCAACGTACCAACAACGTGCGGCTGCTACTTCAAAACGCATCCCAAGTACAAATATAAATTTGACGCCCCAGGACAGCTCGTTCACAATGGGGGCCGCTTCAGACCTGTATACAAGACCATGGTTAAGCGTCACATCCTCAAATATGGACCAGTGATAGGTTCATTTGCGATATACTCCAACTTCAATAAATTCCTCATCTATGGTAGTAATATCAACGGGGGTGTGTATTTTGAGAACGGTAACTACACCTCAGGTATGAACAGGATGGCCTGGAACACGATGGCAGGTAATATCAATGGCTTCCACGCCTTCTCCGTGATGGGATGGGGTGTGGCCAAGAACATCGAATATGAGGATGGAAAGTTTGGAGATGTCCCATACTGGCATTGCCGCAACTCGTACGGGCGCTACGCCGGAAACGAAGGCTATTTCAAGCTCGCCATGTACCCATTCAACATGGCTGGAGGGCAGATCGACTCCCTTTTCTCGGTTGGACAAACGAGAGGACTAGGAGGCATCATCCTCCTCAAATGCACATCCCCTCCCATTGAATTCAGACCCAATGAGATCAGCGAGGAAAAACTCAAGGCCATCAAGCGGGCCCAGGAGGACGCGTACTACAAGGCAGGTCCCATGAAGGTTCGTGAGATATTTGACATTGAGGATATACCGTTCAAATTGGAGTGGTGGATGATCATAGTTGTGCTTGTGATACTCATGGTCATAGCGACCTTGTCGAGCGGGCGGGCTACGAAGGCGTCCGAAGGTCGCTAGCCGCTCGGTCGGTAGGTATAGTAACCCCTAGGGGTTACTATACAATCCGCAAGGTCGCTAGCCGCTAGCGGGCGACGGAAGGTCGCTAGCCGCTCGCCTTTGATCCAAAAGGTCCTTAGTATCGTCTTCCATAGTCCTGATGTCTTTTATGTTCAGTCCTATCCAACGATCTTGGGAACAAACCAGCTTCCTGTGGAATAAGTTAAACATAGTCCTCAGGTTGTCTCTAATGAGTGTATTGATGATCTCATCGTTACTCTTGACAAAGACTAGTTTGTACACAACCATAGGAATGAATGAAGAGTTCCAGTCGTCCTTTAACCCCAAGACCTTCTTTGGATCGTCGCCCTCCTTCACAAGTTCTGGTGGCAATGCGTCATTTACGATGTCTATGTTAATAACCGACCTCTTATCAAGTATGATTTGAGGTAGTTTAAACACGTTATCCTTGTTGGCGTCGTCGTCGGTCATGCACAATGTATCAATCGTAAACTCACCAGTTGTACCTGACTCTGCGGTCACCACAGTCCTGAAATTAGGGAACCCATTGAATGAAGACTCCCTCAAAACGACGGAGTCTTTGGTCAGGTGAGACGTGATAAAGTCAGGGATGTAATACCGTTTTGAGGTACGTTGGACTTTTTGTACCGAATTTCTAGAGTTTGGGTTATGTTGAGGAAGACACGCCACGTCGCATGGGACGTTCTCCAAGATCTCTACGCCCTCACCGGGCTTTGTGTATTCTTTTGACATCTCCATGGTTGTATGAAGATTGGCAATCTTGTACAGGTCAAATGAGAGTGGTAGCTTAATGCGGTATTCTATCAGTAACATGCTTTTATTTACAAGAGAAAATGACCTGCTGCCTGTGTTGTCTAAATATCGTGCCGATCAAAGCACTCCTTGCTACAGAATTTGAGACGGTCGGCTCCCCTAGGTGTGGTGAATGGGGGCGCGAACACCTCCGCGTCGCATTGATTGCAATAAATGGGCGTTATCTGGGTGATCCTCTCTCTCAGTTTTTGGAAGAGCCCCGGCGCAAGCTCCTTCGCGATTGTTCTGGGTCGCACAATTGGCACAGTAGCGGCAGGGAGCACCGCCGGCAGCGCAATCCTCTCATCTCCTGAAATCTGAGCAGTCGTTTTCGGAACCCCCATACGCCTGGGACGCATGTGCCTTCTCGCGGCAGGATTTCTCTGTTTGGTAAGTTCGTAGTATCTGTTCTCGATGGTCCGCCTCACGCGCTTGATCTTGTTCTCAATAGGAGTCTTGTCTACATTGGGATCCTTGAAGACCTCTGGGAGCAACGTATAGCGGTCGAGGTTGACGAGCACATCCCCTGGGTACTCATGATCCCTGATCCTCTCATGGTAGACCTGAGGGTCGTCAATCAAAGATGTTAGGAATACAAGGACATATGACATCTTGCGTGCCAGATCGTAATTGGTCTCAATTGGCCCAAACGACGCAATGATCGTTTCCGCATATTCCTCAAGCTCTTCACCGAAGGACGATTTGAGGACATCATTGCTCATGATCATATGTTTAGCCACCTCAAATCCTATGGAGTCAAGTGGGGTAAATTCCCGGATCCAGTCTTTCTTGGACGCCTTGTACATCTCCTCCGTCTCTACAATGAGATCGTTGTTTATGGTTACATATGCAACCTTGCCTGGTATAAATCTGCGATTACCTTCGCAAGCCATCCTATACCAATCCATATTGACCTTGTACCAACCATCTTTAATTTCTTGAGGTATTGTATATTGAGGGCCTACGCCTTTGATTGCGAAACCTCTGATGACTTGATCTGAGAATGGGAACATCCATGGGGCTCGTCTGTATTCGCGCTCGCATTGAGACAAGAGCTCATCAGGACCGAACATGATCCTGGGTCGTTGGGTTGGGGACATGGCGCGTGCTCTCAGACGTCCTATCTCTCCATCATCTACTATCATTGTCTGTCTGTATTTACGCTCAGCTGGCCCATCAATGATACCTCCTTGCCTCAATACGTCTTGAGGTATTTTTAGAGGGACTGCCTGGCGGCGTCTGATGAGCTCTTTCATGTTCTCTATGCGCGCACGCACGTCTGGGCGCTGCTTGAACTCGTCAAAGTAACGAACCACGTTGAACGAGTCGCTTTCATCAAACTCGACAAAGAACGTCTTGACTAAGGGGAAGGGGATACCACTCTTGAGCATATGGAACAGCTTGACCATCTCACGATCCAAGTTTAAGTCTGGGACATGTCGTTCCTCGGTCCACCCGGCATTGGCGACGAAGTTGTCGATCTCTTCGATCATCTCGTTCGGGTCCATGTAGGTGAAGGGGCGAAAGGGGTTGCGCTTGTCGGGCACTCGCTTCGGCTTCGCGGCGGCTACGGCCGCACGCTTCTTGGCGGCTTGAGCCCTCTTCCCGCGGAGCTTCTGCTGAGCACCCTTCTTTTTCACTAAGGCCATTACATTGTCTGCCATTTTTATCATCCACAAGAAATTAGTAGGTGACTTTGACGCAAAAGTTGAATTTCAAGACCATATATAGAAGTTAAATAAATAAACATGATCACTGAAATAAAAGGAGATATAACTAAGGTCAAGTGTGACTATATATGTCAGCAGAACAACTGCATAGCTGTCAAACCACATGGCCTATCTTTAACAATAGCAAGAGAAATGGGTGTATGTCCATACTCGAGAAGAAGAGCAGATGGTAAGAAAAACCTTGCAATTGAAGAAGATAGACCACCACTGGGGCGTATACTCACAGAGAAGTCACCTTTTAAGGACGTACATGTGATATGCATGTTCGCCCAGTATTCATATGGGACTCCTCAATCTCAATACTACTATTCTAGAGATGAAACATACAAAACAAGAGAAGAAGCTTTCAAAAAATGCCTTTACAGGATCAACAAACGTGTGAAAAAAGATGCCAAAATTGCATTCCCGAAGTATATAGGATGTGGATTAGCAAGCGGTGACTGGAACAATTACTTATCAATGATAGAAGAATTCGCAGTAGATAGAGACGTTATCATTGTAGAATATGATAAATAGTCACTTAGCAGTTAGATCGATGTGATATATATCCTCCAGAGGATATATATTGTGGTTGTGTTCTTAAAGGAAAAAATCTCGTAAAAAAAAATTCTAGAGGACAGGAAACCCGAGTGCCCCACCTGAGATTCTGATGATATTCGTGTTCAAACCAATGATGATGAATTCATAGGTCTGCGCGTAGTCCTGTCCAGATGCAGCAGCACCAGTACCGCCAGCACCCACAATAGCTGCGGGGGAGGCTGCAGGCACAATGCTTACATTAGTCAATTTACCATAATTGGTAGAGCCAAGGGGGTCAACGTTATAGAAGCCCAAGGAATAGGAGTACAGATGGTATCCAGTTGGCTCTGGAATACTGGGTGCCTTGTAGAAGGGTTCAATAAGTGAGTAATAGTCAGAACCCATCTGGTTAAGACGGTTGGTGTTCTCATACGTTAAAGTAGTATTATTAATCGGATCAAACGCGCCTGCTGTTGGTTCAAATACAACCACCTGAGGCCCTGGAACAGGTGAAGCTGTCGTGTAATTAGACCAAATGTTACTGTTGGTGATGTTCCTGACTGCGAAGAAGAGGGCCTTAATAGAGTGCGAGAACCTAATGTCATAGCTCTGGGTGGGGTTAGTGAGGGGAGTGAAGTTCTGTCTCGGGGCGGTCTGCACCTGCTCGATGAGGATGTCTCTGGGGGCGCAGGCCATTCGCTTACGCTCCTCATTGGATACGATTGAGTAGTTGGCCCAGACCTGGATGTTGGTGAGTTCGGGGGCGGCGGCGATATCGGTGCCGACGACGGGTACAACAGATGGATTGTTGTTAAGGACGGGGACGCTGTTGTCGAGAATGAGCAGCTCGTTCCAGTTACGGAAGTTGAAAGAGATGCGCATCTCATTGTAGGGCAGCGCAGCGGTGGGAAGGGCCACGCCGCTGTCGCGGGTGAAGAAGAAGGGGAGAGGAAGATTGAGGTTCTGGCTGGCCAGGGGGACGCCGACGTCGTGGGGAGCGATGAGACTGTCCACGTTACCGATCATGTTGTCGTAGCCCACACGCTTGCTGGCGCTCACGGTGAAGGCAGACCAGAAGTCGAGGAAGTAGTTGTCGAAACGTTCCGCCACAAGATCGTTGAAAGAGATGCAGGCCTCCCTGATCAGGTTGTGCATGAAGTTACGAGTCCAGCGAATCCTACCATTGGCGCCAAACTGGTTGTTTTGCAACAGGGTGACCGCCGGGATGGTAAGTCGGAGCCATGACTGTAGGAGGTAGTCGCCCGCTCTGGAGATGGACACTGACCACTCCTGGTTGAAGCCTGCTGCACCCGAGGAACGGGATAGGATGACCGGCACCTGGGTGAACCAGGTGGACTTGCGGGTCTCTCTGACAAAATACGCAAAAGCCTGATTGGAACCGTATTGGTACTTCTCAATCTCGTCAAAAGTGGCAAGATCAATGAATCCACTAGTGATATTTGATCCAGTAGTCGTCATTTTTAAGATACCGAAGATAATTTTTACAGAGGCAGCCTCATGAGCGAATGAAGATGTGCAACACCCAACCATGAGATGAGAGGGTGAAGATTGGAATAAAAATAGGAGTTGGGTAATAAATTGAAAATATAGGATGATTGGTCAGTAGTAAAGGTAAAAATGTCAGATGTACAGCTCAGCAATCAGGGAGACCTTTCATTACCTAACCTGTTATACCCAGTTCAGGATAGATCAATACAGAGTAGATCTCTTCATCAAAGAACTGAACCTGGTCGTTGAGTGTGACGAGTACGGTCATCGAGATAGGGATCCTTATAAGGAAAAGGAACGTAATATCGGATAGGATGTGACTTTTTCAGGTTCAATCCTGACGGATTCAATATCTTCAGAGTTATAGGTGATAAACTAGGGATTACATGTATACACGAGATAGACAAGCCATCAACCTACTTGAATATGAACTACAAAACATGAAGTTGTCTTAATCCTATAAGTTGCAATCACTTACCTTTCGGGTAATTGAAATTTGAAAGCATCAAAAAGTCTCAGTAGACCAACACACATGTACGTCCTCGTAAAAAAAAGGCCCAGTTAACTAGGTTCTGAGGTGGGATCGGTTTCACATACCACATCAGAACCTAGTTAACTGAGACTTTTTTTGATGAGCAACACCCAACACATATGTACGTCCTCGTAAAAAAGTCTCAGTTTACTGAGCTCTGAGGTGGGATCGGTTTCACATACCACCTCAGAGCTCAGTAAACTGAGACTTTTTTGAGCAACACCTTCAGGGTAATTGAAATTTGATTCAGCGACGCATGGTAAGAATAAATTGAAATATAGACGGTAAGATCTATGCCAAAGGGTAAAAGATGCAAAACGAAATAGAGGGGGTAAAGGCCTTGATGGACCTCAAGACATGCACCGACTACATCACATTTGATGTGAAAGGTGTAGAGGGTCGAGTCCGTTTAGTGGGAACGTATCGGATTCCTTGGTTTAATGGTCTCGATGTATGTGCGGTACTCGGGTACTCAAACAGTAAGGATGCACTTATAAAGCACGTACCTTCTCGTAACAAGAAAAGTCTCAGTTTACTAAGATCTGAGTTGGATTCAACCGCCCCCAACTTTCTAGGGGCAACTCACCTCCAAGATCTATCTTTTAATCGGGGAAAAGTCGTCTACATCAATGAATCCGGCTTCTTTCGCCTCATTAACAGAAGCAAGACTAAGTTCGCAGATGCGTTCCAGGACTTGGTCTGTGACTACATACTTCCAACCCTCAGGACAGAGGGGTCCGTCAATATGGAAGGTATACAGAAGCGAACCCAGAAGCAACTGGAGGAACAAGCCAAGATCATAGAACTCAAGGATAAGGCACTTGAAGAGGCCCAGGCTGTAGCGAAGCAAGCTCAAGCGAATGTGGAGCAAGAGCGTGCGAAAGCGGAGGAAGCGCAAGCGAATATGGAGCAAGAGCGTGCGAAAGCGGAGGAAGCGCAAGCTGCAGCCCTGGAAGCCCAGGACAAAGCAGCTAGAGCCGAGCGCTCATCCAAGTGGAACAAGACCATGATGAAGAACGTCCGCATCCGCGAGCAGAAGAAAGAGTGGATCTACATCGCCACGACCCGCGAATACGCCAAACAGCGTGTCTTCAAGATCGGGTCAACGAAGCGCCTGTCCAAACGCCTGAGCGGATACCAGACAGGGCGCCTGAAGAAAGACGAGTACTACTACGCCTGGTACTGTAAGGTCTACTATGCCGAAGAACTCGACAACACTATCCAGAAGATACTGGATGAATTCAAGCATCAGAAGAGTAAGGAGATGTACCAGTCCATCAAGTTCAGAGACTTGAAGGAGATCGTTAACTACATATGCATCAACTACGACAAGTCCATTGATTTCCTGAACAACTTCGTCAAGACCAGGCTCCCCGCCAGTTACGAGGAAGAGGACACCGAGGACGACATCCCTCAGCCCATCTCCCCTGAAGAGATCAAAAACGATCAGGATGAGTTGTTCGATGTTCAGTCCATGATCCAAGACCTCATTCAAGAGTACCTCGGAAGCATCGACTCCTCCTCCGAAGGCACCAAAGACGACCCCATCGTCATTCAACGCGAAAACCTCATCAGGATGATCACAGAAGGTATTGAGGAAGAGATAGGCATCCGAACGACCTGGTGCACCGTGAAGGACCTCATATCGTGGAAGAGCAGCAAGACTCCGGTCGAATACGGCGGTAAGGTTTACAACATACAATATAGAACAACCAAAGAAAATTAGGGTTTAAATCAACCATCTATTACCCCTAGGGGTAATAGAACTAATAATAGAACTAATCAACACTTACCATTCAAAGTCTGTGTAATTTGCATATTTTTCCTTCTTTGTGTATAGAGTGATTACGCTACCGATTGCTCCGATGACGATGCCTGCTATTCCGGCGTACAGCATCCAAGCAGTCTTTTCTATTTCCTTTATTCCGCTTGAGTTGATGATGGCGGGTGTGTCTGGTACCAGCCCAGGTCCCTTGATCTTCTGTTCCTGGACCCATCCATTTGAGGTATCGTACCTGAAGAGGTACAGGTATGCTGGGTTGTGTTGGTTAGCGTACACATACACGTCGTCATCCATGGGTGAGTCTAGTATGGGGACGTCGTACGGAGTATTACCAGTTCGGGGCGTTGTGGGGTTGATGTAACCCCACGCAATCCTGTTGTATGAGTTTGTAGTGACTGTGCCTCTTGGCTGCCATTGGATGACCTTCTGTGACCAGACACCGTTGGTTGTATTGAGGTATACATCTCCTTTATTTACAGTACCGGTAATGGCGAGTGGATCGTTGGGATCGAGGTCGCCCTGGAAGAACACTGGATAGCGCAGCAGCTTCACATTATCTGGTTTGATGGCCGTGCTGCATTTGTCGGACACGCCTGAGTAGAACTTGGTCACTGGGTCGTCTAGAACCGTGTACGTACCGTTCTGGGCTACATCAATGCCTTTCCAGTCGAAGGCCTTGCACGTGGCGTTCGCTTTGCATGCATTTGAGGCCTCCACCGTGTTGGCGTAGATCGAGGGAGTGATCTCCGCTCGGGAGGGCATGCAGAGGGGGGTGTTCTCGATGAAGGTGGAGAAGCCGACCTCCTTCATGACCTGTTTGCCCCTCACGTAGTATAGGACCAGTAGGACGATCCCCGCTACCAGGATGATTGGGAAGATGAACTTGAGGATTGCCTGACCCGCGACTACGCCTCCAATCACGGGGATGCCTATGAAGACGGCCAGCAGCGCGACGAGGACCCAATCAGAGATGCCTTCTGATTTGGCGCTGGCGGTCTGGGACATCTTGGATGAGAGGTCCTGGAGTAGGCGGTTGTTAGAGGCGGCCTTCTCTGTGCAGTTCTGGAGGATGTTGTACATTTGTTGGAAGACGTTGTCCTGGATGTACACATTACCGGAGACGCGCTTTACGACGATGGCCTGATGCTGGCGGTTGAAGGCTTTGCATGTCTGCCCAATGCTAGTGAGGAGGTTGATGGTGGCTTGCATTAGTAGGTTCATTGTGTTTTGAGCGTCTGAGAACTGGCCTATATTGAGGTCCGACGTGACGCTCTTGGCTTCTTGGGCCAGCTCCTGCATGATGGACTGCTGGGCTTCCTCTGTAGAGAGGGCGTCCAGGAGCGTGTGCATGTTGACGGTGGCGTGCTGGGTGAACGTATTGCCGGAGATGTGCACGTCTCCGTGGACGTCGCGGACGCTGACTACCTGGGCCATGTCCTGAGACAGTTGGGTGTTTTGGATGATATTTGAGGACACCTTGGCCACTGCTTTGGTGACCGCGTTTGATACATTTTTGGATACCGATGCTCCCATTTTTATCAGGGTTAGATTATGTGTACGCCTGAAATAAATAAAAGACATATTGTCCTAAGTCACCGCTAACCTATATTACCGCTACCGCTATCGCTATCGTTATAGCTATAGCTATAGCTATCGTTGCCACTATCGTTGCCACTATCGTTATCGCTTCCCCGCCTTGCGTCAAGGGCTTCTGAGATGGTGTGCAGTCGTGCGAGCACCTGCGCCACGATGTCCATCGCCATGATCTTACATTTGC